AATGCTTTCGCAAATGGGATAGAGGGTGTTGGAGTTCACCCGATGGTATTAACCATAAAGAGATAAATTACTATTTTTTCTCATACTCTAACAAATAATAATAAAAGAATTGTGAGTCGAGAATTAATTGGTAATGAAAATTAAATAATATGGATGGATGGAACTTAAGAAGTATAGCCTATGAATATCTTGATTTTGACCCACCAAGTAGTTTCTATAAAACTGATAAATGTGATTTAATTGAAGGGAAAGAATATCAGTTAACAGGAACTTCTTGTGAAGGATTTGAAATGAAACCAAGAACATTTAAATTTATCAAATACATTCATTCACATGGAGAAATCATCATTGATGGCGTAATCATGAAACAAATAGATGGAGAAACAGGTATGCTTTTTTCTTTATCTAAGAATGATTGCATCATATATAACATTCCATACGAAAGTAATCTTCAAATTTTTCCATTAACAATGAAATGGGAAATAAAGGATAAAAGAACAAAACCAAATAAAAAGAAACCTGAAAGTTCTTATTATACCACAAATAAAACAAATGAAATAATAAGACATGATATGGAATTTAAGAAAGCAACAGATGTATTTGATAAAACAACTTCTTCAGTATATAAGACATTAGAAGAAATATTTTTAACGAAATAAAAAGTATGGTTATGAATAAAAATATGGACGAAATAATAGAAAAGTTCAAGGAAGAAACAGGGTATACCCTTACTATCAAGAACGGAGAACTGTTTTATGATGATGATATGTGGTTGGGTGGTAGTGAGATTACTCAGTTACCAGATAACTTAACTGTTAATGGTAATCTTGATTTAAGTGGAACAGATATTACAGTTTTACCTAATAATCTAACGGTTGGTGGATATCTTGAATTATGGAATACATGCATTAAGTACCTACCTGACAACCTTACAGTCGGTGGTTCTCTTTTTCTAAATAACACAGGCATTAAGTCACTGCCTAATAATCTAACGGTTGGTGGATGTCTTGAATTATGTAATAGGCCCATTAAGTCTCTACCTGATAACCTTATAGTGGGTGGTTCCCTTTTTCTAAATAACACAGATATTAAGTCACTTCCCGACAACCTTATGGTGAGACGTACTATTGAATTAAGAAATACAAGAATTATCTCATTACCAGATAATCTTACAGTGGGTTGTGTTCTTGATATAAGAGATACACGCATTAAATCTCTACCTGACAGCCTTACAGTGGGTGACTCTCTTGACCTAAGGGGTACTGGTATAATCTCATTACCAGATAATCTTACAGTGGGTGGCGTTCTTGACATAAGAGATACAAAGATTACAGATAACGTAGAAGTGAATACGACTCTTTCTCCAGAACAGCAGAAAAAGATTTATGATTTAGAAAATATGGCTCTTTTCTGGGAGAGAAATGGAGTGAGGTACATTAAAGCTGATGGAATTTTCAGTGTTATTGATTCTCATCATGGTAATGTGTATAAGGTACATAAGCTTGGACAAGAGGATAAACCATTTTATCTCATTACAGATGGTGATAACCATTGGGCACATGGTGCAACTATTAAAGAAGCTAAAGCAGACCTTATATATAAGATAAATGATAGAGATACTTCTGAATATGAAAAATTGTCTTTAGATGACACCTTATCTTATGAGAAAGCAATTGCAGCATATCGGACTATTACTGGTGCTTGTTCAGCTGGTACAAGAGATTTTATTGAGAATCGTTTACCAAGTCCTCATAAAGACAAGTACACCATTAAGGAAATAATTGACTTGACAACTGGTAGGTATGGTAATGAAAAGTTTGCAAAGTTTTTTTAATAAAAAATATAAATAGTATTGATATAAAAATAAAATTCCCTATATTTATGAATGGATGATGGATGAAAAATAACCATATTGTTGCTTAAAGTACACTTTGTTTTACTTTGATTTTTTAGGTTATTTTTCAATGTGGATTTTAATAGAAAGAAGAAAAGAAAAGCTGATAATCTGAGAAGACATCAGCTTTTCGCATTTTTTTAGAAAAAAGTTATCAAAAAATTTGGTAGTTTCAAAAAAAGTTAGTATCTTTGCATCACAATTAAGAAATAAAAGTTCTTTGAAAGAGAAATATTAGATTTGTCAAATATAAATAGGAAACGTACAGCAAAAGAAATTGAATAGGGTTCATGAGGGTTGGTTCGATTCCAAAATGTGACCGCAATAGGTACGTTTAGTGTATTGGTAGCACGCATTTTGTTTCCTTAACATGTGACATGGAGAAGTGGCATCTCGGTGGCAAACTTATAGCTGCAGTCATTGGTTCGATTCCAATTGTCGCAACATTTGAAAACCAATTTTAATTTTTAAATAATGAGAATGAAGAAGTTTATTTTTATGACACTCATCTCAATGATGAGTTTTGTTAGTGCAAATGCACAGACAGCACTTCAAAGTACAAAGTTGATGGATAACACTTATGTAGGTGTAATGGGTGGTGTACACACCAACATGAAGCTTAATAAGGTATTTCCTCTCAACAGTTCAGTTGGAGTACGTGTTGGAAAAGAGATTAGTCCAGTATTCGGTATCCAATTTGCAGGTGTAGCTGCTCTTGGTGACAATTACGTAAATGACTCTCACACATTTATCAAGGCTGTAAATGCTGAAATGAATGGTACAATTAATTGGAGTAACCTCATTTTCGGGTATACTGGTGTGCCTCGCAGATTCGAAGTTAGTTCAGTAACTGGTATTGGATGGTTGACATTCCTTAACGGTTCACATCGTTCATATAATAATAATATGGGTGATGGAGACGAACTCACTGCAAAGACAGCACTCGAGTTTGCCTTTAATCTTGGTAATGCAAGGGCATGGCGTGTATTTGTACAGCCTGGTGTTTATTGGAACATGACACATGGTCCAGGTGATGCTGTACAATTTGGTAGCTCAGCAGCACAGATGGGTGTTCAGGTCGGTGTTGATTACAAGTTTAAGGCATCTAATGGTACACATAATTTTAAGATGTATAACATTGGTGACTATAACAATGAAATCAATACACTTCGTAACGACCTATCTAAGAAGCCAAAGGAAGTTACAAAGGTTGTAGAGAAGATTGTCGAAAAGCAGAATGTTGTTAAGCAGAATGTGTACGTTATCGCTTTCGATAATGATAATGCAGAACTTAACAATGATACAAAGACTGTTCTCAATAGTATCACTGCAAATACAGATGTAACTGTAGAGGGCTATGCTGATGGTGTAGGTAGTGATACCTATAATCAGAATCTATCAGAACGTCGTGCAACCACTGTGACTAATTATCTTACACAGCGAAACGTGAATGTACGTAGTTCAAAGGGTTTTGGTAAGACAGGAAAGTACTCAGCACGAGTAGTTATTGTTGAACCAGTTCAGTAAAACAGAATTAACTGATACTATTAGGTTGTAAAGATTACTATAGTGAGAAGGATGTTATGATTTTATTCACTGCAATGAGATTTTCAGACTCTCACGTTAAATAATAAAATGATTCGAGACTGGAGAGTCTTGCGCTATTTTAACTACTTCTCACATAGTGGTCAATACAATTAAAGAAAATAACTATTGGTTACGTACAGCACTTATAATTATAGGATTTATTTATCTTCTGATGCACGTAAGTTTTATCGACTTATTCAGTTTGAAATCGCTGTAATGATTTCCGCAGCCTAATTTAGTTATTAATTAAAAAATAGAAAATATGAGAATTGTTATTATCCTGCTAATTATTCTAATATTTATATCATTGGGTATATTTATTAATGGTATAAGAAATTCTAATCGTAGAACAATACATGATGTTACAGAAGATAACGAACATGACAACGAATTACGTAAACGTTCAAATCGTAGGAAAAAAGTTACTATCATAGAGGAAATGCCAGATAATAATGATAACACGGTGGAGTAGCTCAACTGAATAGAGCAACAGCCTTCTAAGCTGTGGGTTGCGAGTTTGAGTCTCGCCTCCATCACATCATAACTCAATTTTCACTACAAGTTAGATTTCACTCTGCTTGTGGTGATTTTTTGTATAAAACAATATGCAATTATCAATAAATCCAATTAATCAATAAAAAAGATTGATATGTTGATAAAAAAATCAACTGAAGATATATTTATTAATAAAAATAAATTTATGAACGGATTTGAAAATTGGATAAAAGATATATGTAAGAGAAAACACATGAAATTAAAAGATGTATCTAATAAAATGGGTGTTGAACCTGCTTCTTTAACAAGAACATTGAAAGGTGGGAATCCACGATTAGATACATTGGTAAAACTATCAGAAGCGTTGGAAGTAGAAATAACAGCTTTAATTCCACAGGAAATTAAGCCAGAATAAAAAAAATATTTACAAAATAAGTAACTTTTGATACATAGGTTATATTTATAATAAAATTCATATAAAAAATGATACGTACATCAAATAAACAAAGTAATCAGCATAACATATTTGTTACATCCAACAAGTATGATAATGATGCTATGTTTTTTGAATACGACATAAATAATAATAGTATTTCAACAATACGGAATTTATATGAATGTATAACCTAAATTAAAAAGGATTTTTGCACTTACTTCACTAAATATATTTCCAAGCTGTTGAATAAACTTAAAACAAAAGTTGATTTAGCAGCTTTTTTAGTACATTTACAATTAGACAATAATGACAGTAGATAACCTTATACCATTATTAAATGGTCATGCAGAATTAAGATGTGTCATAGAAAAGAAAATAGCTGAATACAAAATTATAGCTACTGATGGACACGAGTACTTAATAGATATAGATATTAGTGATAAGAAAGATGTAAAACCTCAAAAATGCATAAAATGTGAATATATTAACGATTTACTAAGAAAAATCAACCAAAATAATGATTTTATCAAAATAAAATAAAAAAAATCACTGAAAAATTTGGATGTTTCAGAAAAAGTTAGTATCTTTGCATCACAATTAAGAAACAAGAGTTCTTTGACTTATTGGAACAACAGAATGCGCTCATAGCTCAGTTGGCAGAGCACAGCACTTTTAATGCTGGGGTCCTGAGTTCGAGTCTCAGTGGGCGTACAACTGAAAAATATAATAGGTAGCCGTACTACCGAATTTACGCTTGTGGACTATCCTCTTATGGATGACTGATTGTAGCAATACAATGTACTAAAAAGTAATGATAGAGTGAAGCAAGAAATGAAAAGTACCTAAATCATAGATTTGAGTAGATTTTCATATACGGTATTACTTTTTGTAATAAGAAATAATACCCATGCAAATGGTTTCTTGGCTAAGAATGATGCTAAGAGTAATTTTAAAGAAAACTAATTCAGTAATTGATGTAATCTATTAATTTGTAGATTATTGATAGCTACGTTGGTAACGTTACAACCAAATTATCTCCTATTACATATAGGAGAATCACAGTGCATTAGTTCAGTAGGTTAGAATACTGCCCTGTCACGGCATAGGTCACGGGTTCGAGTCCCGTATGCACTGCATAAAATCTTCTGTGTGTTGTTATGGTATCACACGTGCGAAAGCAGCATTGGTTTAATCCAAAAGAGCAGAGCGTTTAGTTGGTTCGAATCCAACCACAGAAGAAAACTATATTCACCTCACTTAGCTCAGTTGGTTAGAGCGACGTTACCAAGAATTTTCCTGTATGGAAAAGAGCAGCAAAGTTTAAATTTGATTTGTAATCCGTGTGTCATCGGTTCAAGTCCGATAGTGAGGTGGAATTTTATTAGGGGATGGAGCAGAGGTAGCTTGCTGGGCTCATAACCCAGAGGTCGGGGGTTCGACTCCCTCTCCCCCAACAACTTAGGAAACAAACAGCAGATTTTCTCTTTTTTTATGGAATAAAAATAATAATGTTTCCTTAACTTTGAGATATGGTGTAATGGTAACACTGTAGGTTTTGGTCCTGCCATTATAGGTTCGACTCCTATTGTCTCAACAAATGCTTTAGTAGCTCAGCTGGTTAGAGCACCTGACTGTTAATCAGGAAGTCGCAGGTTCGAGTCCTGCCTGAAGCGCATGGAAGTATCTTAAGAAGACTTTCAAGAGAGTGCCACCGAGTAATGCAAGCATAGGTGGACAACACTCTCGTCCAAAGAAGTATGGTATTATGACATTATAAAATAGAGTATTACCTGAATCGCATAATTATTGCAGGATAGAGCAGTGGTAGCTTGCTGGGCTCATAACCCAGAGGTCGGGGGTTCGACTCCCTCTCCTGCAACCATTCTGGAGAGTTGGCTGAGTGGCTTAAAGCGCTGGTCTTGAAAACCAGAGGACAGTAAAATGTTCCAAGAGTTCGAATCTCTTACTCTCCTCTTATATTGGAGATTTAAGCCTAATTGGTAAGGCAGCAGTTTGCTAAACTGCCAGTAATCGTAGTAATATGGTGTATAGGTTCGAGTCCTATAATCTCCGCATAATTTTTCCTCGCTTAGCTCAGTTGGTTAGAGCACTCGGCTTATACCCAAGTGGTCGGTGGTTCAAGTCCATCAGCGAGGACTTTTTAAAACAACATAAATATGTTAACAGTATTTTTAAGTTTATTACTTGGAATTATTATTGGAATCATACTTTTCCCAATTGGAATATTTTTAAGAGCAAAAAATTCAGGTTGGGATGACAGTAATGTTTTTAATATTTTTCATGTATTATTTCATTTGGCATTACATCCAGATGATTTCACAAAAATGTATTACAAGGATGGAAATAAACCATTCTGGTATCTGAAGAAAGATGAGTTCTCAGAAGTTTTAAGAATAAGACCAACTTCAGATGATTAGTTATTAATTTTAAAATAAAACATATATGAAGAAAATTGTTACGTTTATTGCTACTGCAATCTTTGCTGTAACAGCATTAACAAGCTGTTCATTTACAAACCCATCATACGATGAAGAAGTAGCTTTAAAGATGAAGCCATGGTTTGTTGGTAGTACTGGTGTAGACCCTACTCCTGTTAATGACTTAACATGTATTGCATGGACAACATCAGCTGTGAGTTTTTATATTCTTCCTCAAAAGGTGGAGTTCAAGTTCGATGACTTGCTTTCAAACGATAACACACCTTTGGATGTAAGCATGTATATGGTCTTGCAGGTTCAGAAAGGACATACTCCTGAATTGTTGCAAAACTATGGTGAAGACTGGTATAAAACATTCATTGAACCTTATTTCAAGAATAAGGTACGTGAATACGTTTCTACATGTTCTCCATTTGATTTGATGAGTAATCGTGAAGTACTTAATAAACTTGACACTGAAATTGCTAAGTCAATGAGAATTTATATTAAGCAACTTTCAAAGACAAGAGGAAACTTCCCTGTTACTATTCAGCAGGTTACTACAGATAGAGTTATGCCTAATAAGGAACAGCTCGATGAAATGAACAAGACTGCTGCTGCAATTCAAGCAAAGCAGACACAGGAGAAGAAGGCTGAAATGGAGTTAGCAAGAGCCAAAGCTGAAAAGAATAAGGCTATTGCAGATAAGGCTTATATGAATGAGTTGGCACTTTCTCCACAGCAGTTTATTCAACTTCGTGCATGGGATGTTATCGCAAGTAAGCAGGGTGCTAATATTGATGTACTTGTTGGTTCTGGAGAAACTCCTATGTGGAATATTAAACAGAAATGATAATTAAATAATTAATAGCTGAATGAGCACTATTGGTTGTGCAACTGATTTGTAATCAGTAGGTTGTGGGTTCGACCCCCACATTCAGCTCATAATGGGTGATAGCTCAGGTGGTAGAGCGATGGTTTGAAGGTCCATGCGTCGGTGGTTCGAATCCACCTCATCCAACTAATAATTTTTATTGATTTTATAACAGTAATAATTATCTTTTCTAAAATATAAAAAATAAATAGGTGTCCGTAGCACCGAATTTACGTTTGTGGACTATCCAACTATGGATGACCGAACTTTATGTTCCTAAAAGTAGTGATAGGTTGAAGCAAGAAATGAAAAGTACCTAAATCATAGATTTGCGTAGATTTTCATATACGGTAGTTTTCAGAGTGGTCAAATGAGACAGACTGTAAATCTGCTACTTCTATCTTCGGTGGTTCAAATCCATCACTACCCACATTAAAAAATGCAGATTGCGAACGTAGCATAATGGTAGTGTTCTAGCCTTCCAAGCTGGGTGTGACGGTTCGATTCCGTTCGTTCGCTCATTTTTATAGCCCTATGGACAAGTGGTTAAGTCGTCACCCTTTCACGGTGGAGTCACGGGTTCGATTCCCGTTGGGGTTACTATTTTTTATGTTGTTCCAATAAGCAAAAATATATTCAACAATTTATGAAGGATACAAGTTTTATCACTATTATTTTTTGTATTGTTGTTGGAATTTTATCTGTAAATTATTTCAAAAATAGTGTTTAATGATGATAGTACAAGATTTAAAGATAGGTTATACGGTTTGTACAGTGACAAGTTTTGGGAGACTAACTATGCCAATGTACATTGCAGGCATTCTTAATGATGGTACTATTTATCTTGACTTCGATAATAACGAAGGAGATATGTGGGAACTTGATATTAAAGATATTGCGCCTGTTAGAATTGACGAAGACATATTAAATGATTTCGGATTTAAACGTGAATTAAATACTGAAACACCTACATATAAAGTTCCAGATAGTACTATTGAAAGCTATATAGTTGCTACAGATAATGAATGTACATCTTTCTGGTTAACTAATTCTTGCAACGGAGAATATACAGATAAAAGTATAGGTAATAAGACATTCAAGTACATACACGAATTGCAGGAAATATTTTATCAAAAATTCAATAAACTTTTACTTATCAATATATGAAACTACTTGGTTCACATAATAGTTTAAGTTATCTTAGACCTAAAAAATGGTATATGTATCCTTTCATTTTTACTGCTAAATGTCAGAAAGTGAATTATGAGGAACAATACGAAAATTATAATATTAGAGTATTTGACCTTAGAGTTTGGTTCGACAAGGATGGTAACTTAGAAGTACGACATGGTGCAATGGTATATAACATTGACCTAAATGGTGTGTACGAGTTTTTACATTATCTTAATGGGAAAAAAGATACTTATGTGAGAATAATACTTGAGGAAGATAATCTGTCAAAGCGAGAGAAAAATTCTGCTTGGAAAGAAATATTATTCGATAAGTTTTGTACTTCTATTGAAACTTTATTTACAAATGTTTATTTCTTTGGTGGAAGAAGAAAGTATGATTGGTTGAGAATACATGATTTTAAACATGATGATATTCCTCTTTTAGATTTATATTCAAGTACCACAAGGTTTTTTGGTAAAGCAGTGTTTAAAAAAGGGGTTAATATGATTCTGAATATGGCAGATGATTGGTATCCTTGGTTGTATGCAAAATTTCACAATAAGAAAAATTATCAGGAATATATAAATAATGATAAAGAAGAATGTCTTATGTGTGACTTTATAAACATTAGATAGATTATGAAAATAGGATTTTTGCTTGGTAGTTTCGACCCGATACATATTGGTCATGTGCAAATGATTAATAGTGTACTGAATAGTGACTTTGACAAAGTGATAGTTGTGCCAACTGTACAGAATCCATGGAAGAAATATCAACCTACAGAATTTGAATATCGTTGTAAAATGATAGAGAATGCAATTTCACATTTTGGAGATAAATGCTGCCTTTCTAAGGATGAATTATTGGTTGATGGTACACACTATTCATATAAAGTATTATCGCTTCTTAGAGAGAAATACAAAGGCAATGAGTTATTTATTATAGCTGGTTCCGATTGTGTGAAAGAAATACCAAGCTGGAGAAATTATAGAGATTTTATAAAGCCATATTTTGCTATTGTTGGGTTAAAAAGAAATAAGACGGATGAAATTCCAGATTATGCGATACCAATAGAACAAGATATTGTTATTCCTATTTCCTCGACATACATAAGACGAATGGTAAAAGAAAAGAAAATTTTTTTTCCATATATAAATGCTGAAAATGAAAAGTTGATAAAAGACTTGAATTTGTATCATTAACATTTTATTGAACGAGAAATACATATTCATCTACATTTTTTCAAACAACTTTGACTTTAATCAAGAATAATAGCATTTTTATAAAATAGGCATATCAAAAACGATATATATTAAATTCAACAAATATATATTATTGCAAATGAGTTGATTAACGGCTTAATTTGGAAATAATTAGAAAAAAATAGTGAAGTAAGATTTATGTTGAATTTATTAAAAAAGGCATTCAAGTGGTATTGTAATAGAATGGAAATGACGTATGGCAAAGTTATCCAAGCAGGACTTACCCCTTGTATGTAACAAGACAAAAGTAAAGAGTGGCTAAAAAACCACTCTTTTTTTTTTTATTAATTATTCTTCAATCGGTTTGATTAAATTCTTATACGCTTCCCATCCATTAGTAGCATTTTTGTATGTATCTACTGCTTCTCTTGGAACAAGTATTTCTTTAAATTGCCAGCCTATTTCTATTGTAGGTGGCTCTTTAGCTAAAATAGTTAATGATAGATTGCTTCCATTATTAGACCTACTAATATATTTAATTGTTGCTGGCAATGTTAATGTTTCCAACGAGGGACACTTTGAAAATACATCATATTCGATTCTTTCTAAATTGGTCGGTATAATTACTTCAGATAAACTCGGACAATCTGAGAAGAGCAATCTACTCAATGTTACAAGTCCACCAGGAAGAACTACACGTCGTAATAAGGGTGAATGATAAAACACAGCATGACCCAAATCAGCATGTGAACCAGTTTCAAAAACTACTTCGGTCAATTTAGGACAATAACCAAATGCTGTAGCTACTATTCTTTCTAATGTATTTGGAACAAAAACTGTCTGTATATTAGTTTCTTCAAATGCTTGATTGAATATAGTTTTTACAGTTCTTGGTATGGTAATTTCCGATATTGATGTCCTATATAACATTTTATTACCGATTATATTTCCTGTAAAATGAGTCATATCAATTTCAGTAATTAATTTACTATTATTTCCTTGAAGTAATGTTGTAAAAGAATATTGATATTCACTATCACAATCTAAAGTGTTCCACCCTCTTTGTAGTAAGACTTCTTCTCCTACTCTATTATTTTGTTTATTCAAAAATGGTTTAATCTTAACACCTTCACCATCAACATAAAGTCTTATATAGTTATTGAGAGACTGTTTGTTGTATCTTACCCCCCCCCCATTTAGAACATAACTAACATGTGGTTCAATATAATCTGAAGAGTTTAAGAATGCATCACGTAGTTGATTTTCACTGAATAATTTTAAATGTTTCATATATATTAATTTAAATTTTATCATTAATAAATATCTATCTGAATATATAATTTAATATTTATTAACTATTATAATTTGGGTAAATAAAAACATTTAGTTAACTTTGCAAACGTTATTTGAAAAGATGATGAAATAAAAAAAAATGAGTAAATTAGATATAAACATGATGTGTAATAGAGAATTTTCAAAAGTAAAAAACAATATAAATATTTGTTTATCAATAAGTTATAGATAGTCTATTGTTAGAAATTCTATACCGAGAGGTAATCACAACAGATTATGGGTAAAGGTAAATCCGCTGATTATTGTTAGAAATTCTATACCGAGAGGTAATCACAACAAGTAAGTGGCAATGATGTGTTCATATTAATTGTTAGAAATACTATACCGAGAGGTAATCACAACTCCTTTAGTGCATTGGTAAGATTTTCTTTAATTGTTAGAAGTATTATACCGCAAGGTAATCACAACGTATTCACAGCTTGTATAGCACTTACTTTTATTGTTATTAATACTATACCGAGAGGTAATTACAAGTCAAACCGTTACAAAATGTAACACCTTTTTAAAAATACATATTAAATATATGACGAATCAAGAAAAATATGAGATATTGATGTCTGTAAAAGATAACATAACAAGAAAAGAGAAAATAAAAAGAAAAAATATTAAGAAATTCGTGTCGGCTACAAAAGTTAGACATGAATGGTTAATTGATATAATATATTCTTTTTTAACTTTAAAAGAAAATGTATTTGATTATAATATTAGCTATAAACTATCCAGATATTCAAATACAGAAAGTGTTGTTATATTATGTGGCGTTTTATCTGGCAACATTAGTAAGTTAGTTAACTATTTTACAACAGTATGTAAAAGATTAGATGATTCCCAATATTATAATATTGAATTAATAAATTTAGATGATGAATAATTTTTCGATAAAAGACGATAAAGGTAAAGAACATTGGATTAGTCGGTCAGTAAGCGTTGTCATGTTTGTGTTTTGCAAGAACTTGCGTGGTGAATGGTGTGTCTTGGCTTCACAACGTGGAGAAGGCACTCCAGACCCAGAGTATATAAATGCATGGAATTGCCAGTGTGGTTATCTCGATTACAATGAAACAACTAAAGAAGCAGCACAACGTGAGACGCTTGAGGAAACAGGAATAAAAGTACCATCACATTTAATTAAGTTTTGGTCATTTAACGATAACCCTAACGATGATAAACGTCAGAATATTACATTTAGATATTATGCGGTATATCAACATGCAATTATTGATGACTTTAAGTTTTCAAAACAGAATATGGAAAAGAATGAAGTCGGTGCGATTGCTTGGATTAATCTAAAAAACATAGATAAAATGCGTTGGGCGTTTAATCATGATAAGCTTATAAAAGGTGCTGCTGTGAAAGCAGGTATTATACCTTTTAAAATGAAATTACGTTTATGGTGGAGTAATTTTAAATTAGGTTTTCACACAAGATTAATTGAGTTAAATCAAATATTCTTCAGTTTATAGTGTTTTTTTTGATAATTTTCATTAAAAACTTGATAAAACGGTAGACTTTATTATATTTAATTAAATAAAGTAAAAATAATGACTGTACAGGAAGACTGCAAGACATTCTATGATGACTTATGTAAAGACATAAATTCTTGCTTATTGTCGCATAAGTATATTGATAATGCTATGTCAGAGTGGGATAGCACTTCTTGTGTAATGACTGTGAAGTCGTGGTTCTCTACAAAACAAGTCACAGTCTGTAACAAGAACTCACAGAAATCTTACGTGCAAACGTTCATACCATCTCATGCCGAATGCATTGTCTCAGACGCTATTGTGACAAAAACAAGACGGATAAGAATTTATCCGACACAGCAACAGAAACAACTATTTAAACAGTGGTTCGGTGTAGAACGCAAGGTGTACAACACCTGTGTGAATCACTTTAACGAAAAGGACATTGATTTTAAGGGTTGGATGAATATGAGTACATTAGTACTACATTCACTCATTGAGGATTACATGAAAGTTGTGCCATATCAGATAAAGAATATGGCAGTGAAGGAGTCTTATACCTCATGGAGAACTAACTGTAAGAAAACAAAGAAATCTGGTAAACAATTTAAGTTACACTACAAGAGCCGTAAGAACCCAGTACAAAGCTGCTACATTCCGAAATCAGCTGTATCAGAGTCTGGTATTTATCACACCATTAGTGGTAAACTAAAGTTCTCTGAGAGAGATTGGCTGAAGAATGATATCTGTGATTGTCGTCTCATTAACGACCACGGAAGATGGTATCTTTCCGTACCTCAGAAGATAACAACAATGCCGACCGAAAATCAAGGTGGTATTGTTGCCTTAGACCCTGGGGTTAGAAATTTCCTTACCTACTTTAGTGAAGATGGACGATTTGGATGGCTTGGCATACATGCTTTCGACAGAATACTGAATCTTAACTTAAAGTGTGACCATCTGCTTAGCAGGCTGGCACTCACAAAGGATAAGAGGAAGAAAAGTAAGTTAAAGCGTACACTTAACAGAACGTATCATAGGATACAGGACTTGGTTGACGAATTGCACTGGCAGTGCATTAATTACCTTGTACACAATTTCTCTGTCATCGTATTCCCCCCATTTGAGGTAAAGGGTATGACGAAGAAAGGACGTAAACTAAGAAAGAGTGTTGTACGCTCTATGCTATCTCTCAGATTCTATGAATTTAAAGAGAGATTGAAACGAAAGTGCAAAGAGTGTGGTGTGGTTTATATTGAACAAAATGAGTCATACACAAGCAAGACCAATAGTTTTACTGGTGAGTTAATTACTAACTTAGGTGGTAAAGAGTGGTTTATGTATGACGGAATTAAGGTCCATAGGGACCTTAATGGTGCCCGTAATATATTGATACGGGCGATGAGAGATAGCTCCGCTGCAGGTTGAAATACTTGCAGATGATTAGTAACAAGGCTGACATTATTGTCAGGATTTGTTAACGAACAACTATCGTTACGTCAAGAATTTCATCAAAAAGATAACTTTGTATATTAAATTTGCAAAATAATTTGTATATTTGAAATAAATATAGTATATTTGCAAAGTGATTTTGAAATCACATAATAATAACGGTTGAGGATATTACTCTGATACCAATTTTTAATTAAATATTTAAAATAAAATGAAGGCTTTAATTATTATGTTCACAGCTTGCGTAGCACTTACTTTTGCTGCGTGTGGTAACAATGTAAAAACTAATACAACTCAGAAGGATTCTGACACTACTGTAGTTGATAGCGTTGATACTGTTACTGTAGATTCAGTTGTTGCAGATTCTATCGTGAAGTAAGTATTTGCAACTTATGTTCAATTTAGCTTTGAACAACATTTCAGCCTTGGTTATTCCAAGGCTTTTTTATTTTTTTAACATTTTATTTTTGGTAGTAAAACCAACAAGTCTTTATCTTGTCGGGTGTAAGGAACTATCTCTGTTACCTAATGTATTATCTTACTATAATAGGAGTATTTTTACCTTTTTAATAACAAAAATATACGAAAAATTTTTGTTATTGACAAAATAATTAGTATCTTTGCAAAAGATATGAGAAAGATAAATAGAACATACAGATTCAGACTGTACCCGAACAAGGGACAAACCGAATTGCTGGCAAAGCACTTCGGATGTTCTCGTTTTGTGTATAATTACTTTCTCAATCAACGGAAAGAGCAGTATAAGCTCACTGGTAAGAGTGATAATTATTATGCACAGGCTAAAACACTTACCATATTGAAGAAACAGAAAGAAACAGCGTGGCTGAATGAGGTAAACGCACAAACCTTGCAGTTTGCTATCCGCAGTCTTGATAAAGCCTATAACAATTTCTTCAAAAAGCGTGCTAAGTTTCCTAAATTCAAATCGAAGCACTCCAAGAATAGTTTTACCGTTCCGCAAACTTCATCTGTCGCAGGTGGTAGACTTGTCATACGAAAGTTCACCGAGGGTATCAAGTGTCGTGTACACCGTAAAATAAAAGGGAAAGTGGGTATGGTAACTATCACAAAGACACCCAGCGGAAAGTATTTTGTTTCCGTCTTCACGGAAGAAGAATACATTACACCGATTAAGAAGACTGGTAAGTCAATTGGTGTGGACATAGGTTTGAAGGATTTGGTTGTCACTTCTGAAGGAGAAAAAATTAATAATAACCGATATACAAGAAAATACGAGTACAAACTTGCTAAAGCACAACAGCATCTTTCTCGTAAGAAAAAAGGCAGCAGAGGGTTTGAAAACCAAAGACTCAAAGTTGCCAGACTTCACGAGAAGATTGCCAATAGTCGTGCTGATTATCTGCATAAGTGCTCTATATCTCTTGTTAGAAGATATGATACCATCTGCATCGAGGATTTAAATGTAAAGGGTATGACGAAAAATCATCGTCTTTCCAAGTCCATTACTGATGCAAGTTGGGGTGGCTTTGTTTCTATGCTGACCTATAAGGCAGAATGGAATGACAAGAAGATTGTGAAGGTAGACCGATACTTCCCGTCCTCACAAACTTGCAATGTTTGTGGATATGTCAATAAAGATATTAAAGACTTGTCTATTCGTAAGTGGGAGTGTCCTGAATGTCATAGTCATCATGACCGTGATATTAATGCAGCTATCAATATTCTTCGTTTCGGATTAAATAATATATCGGCAGGAACTGTCGATTACACGGGTGGAGGGGAAGTAAGAGCCGACCTTTTGGAAAGCCATTCCTCAGTGAAGCCCGAAACTCATGAAACTTTAGTTCAGGGGTAGTTCATCTTTGCATTATAAAATATAAATTAATATGAATAGATTCGATTTAAATTTATCAAAACATGCCATTCAAGAGATACTTGATGCAAATGGGTATGAGATTAAGACATTATTAGTATATTATAGTCCTTTTAGTGATGCATATGATTTGGCAGAAAAAAATACATTTAAGGTATATAGAGATTATGCCTTCAAGAAGGATAATATGCCAGAAGAAGCAGAGCGTGAAAAGCCAAATTTAGAAGATTTAAAAGATTATGAGTTAGACAACGTTTTGAATAAAATAATAACTGAATCAATAGTAAGAATATGTTTAAATTGATTGTTTGTACAAATTTGGTTGGTGCCATTGGAAAAGATAATAAATTACTTTACCATATTAAAAATGATATGGATAATTTCAAGCGTTTTACCGATGGTAACACTGTTATCATGGGTATGAATACCTATTTGTCTTTACCTAACCAGAAACCACTTAAGAATAGAACTAATATTGTTCTTACATCAAATCCTAAATTATGTACTGAGAAATTTGGTAATACAAGTGTCCACTTTGTAAACTCAATTAATGGAGCGATTACATTAATGCGTCATCTTAATATAAAGAATGAAGATGTATTTGTAATTGGTGGTTCTTCCATTTATAAAGCTTTTTTAGAAGAGAATCTTATTAGTGAGGCATATATTACTCTTGTGGAAGATAAAACAGAAGGAGATAGTTACTTCCCTTTAAATATTTTTTCAGATAGTAAGTGGAAAAATATTTACGAGTCTTTGACCCAAGAAGAAAATAACATCAAATTTAAATTTATGATATATAAAAAGAAATAGCATGAATAAAGAAGAATTGAAATTTAACTGTAAATCATTATCCAATTTATTCATATCTCAATATTTGGATAAAATAAATAATAGTGAAAAATTTTTATTGGGATTTGATAATATAGGTAAAGATAAAACCTATATTGAGACAAGTCCTAAAACTTTATCAGAGGATATATATAAGGCTCTCAACGAGTGTAAAAACAAGTATAAATCCATTGATATAGTAGTTGAGAATAATGGTTTAAAAACTGTTTTAAACAGTATAGATATAAGACAATGAGACTTTTTGTAATATCTTGCGTAGTTGCAACAACTATCATATATATACATGTCAGAATAACACAATATGTTAGCGCAATTGTGTTTAAAAATGAAGAGAGTGGACTTAGTGTCATCTCCAATCTAATCTTAGTATTCTTGATGATAATTTCATGGATACTATATCTCTATTATGAATTTTAAAATGAATTATTCCAAGAAAATATTAAATCCATTAATCACCAAACTCAATATAAACACAGACGAGGATAACACATTCAAAGAACTGATTTCTTTGACCTATGACAGCCCAAATTATCAACTATGGGCAGTTAATTCAGTGTACTCAAATTATTGCGCTGTAGAGGAAATAAAGAGTATTTTAGCGTGGGCAAAGTCACATAAACAGTTGATATGTCAATTAAGTAAGCATACTATTACTGCTTATACATCTCGTTATGCAATTACAATTTTAAAGAAAGAAATAAAGAATATTCAATTAATTGATGATGTTAAAACTTTCATTAATAAATTTAATACAATACAGAGAAATTTACTGAAAGAATATCTCAATTTAGATAGCTATTCAAAATTAAATATTAGTAAAGAAAGAGAGTTAAAGAAGTGGCATAAAATATTTACAAAACTTCAGAAACTACCAGAAGAACAATTAAATAACTTTATTTCTACATGTTCTTCACTCCATGATATAACAGCACTATTAGATGCTTTCACATGGTGTATGGACTTAAGTTATAAGTGGAATAAAAAAGAATTTATAAGTTTTGTTACTAAATCAACGCCTAATTCTCCTATTGTGTATAACCATGATAATATAGTTATATTACATGTAACATCACATAAAGATTGTAATAAATTAGTAGGAAGTGAAGGACGTACTAAATGGTGTTTCAACTGTAATAAAACTTGTTGGGAATCATACGTTAACGATACTAATAGTAAACAATACTTCTTATTTGATTTCTCAAAGAAAGAAAGTGAAGAAACATCACATATAGCATTTACCATTAATAAAGAACTCGGTCTTACAGAAGCATATACGACACATAATTTAAATATTATAGAACATGGTAATGATTATGTCAATGAAGTTTTCAATGAGAAAGGAATTAACATAAGTGACTTTATAAAATTAAATCATCCTATTGATTATAAATGGGAAGAAAATAGCATCAAGACTATATTGGGAGAAAATGAAAATGTCCAAGTAATTGATAATAGTAATAATAGATTACTTATAAGTTCAGAAAACGATAAAGTTTCACAAAGATTAATACAACACACAATTCTATATAAACGTTTGATAAAAGGAACCTTGCAACGAAAACTATATTTTCTTTATGATTTAAACCTAAAAGAAGATGACCCCAATGGATTAATCTGTATAAAAACAACTTTATCATCTAATAGTAGAGAAGAGTTCCTAATGGCATATAATCAATGTTACCTAAAAGTAGATAAAGAATACTTAAAAGAAATACATGTTGAAATTTAAAATATTAACACTGCTGGATAACTATAATTCAGTAGTGTTATTTTTTTATAAAAAAGTTAATAAAAGTTTGTTAAAATGAATAAATTTATCTATCTTTGCATAGATAAAAAAAACTTTTATGAATAATGATAGAAATAAATGGTTAGATGAAATATGTAATTTAACATATAGAGATATTTTCAATTTCCTTAAAGATTATTTGGAAGAAAATACATGTATAGAAGAAGATGATTGTATTGCCAAATCATTTGAATATATAATGAACATATACAAGGAAAGCACAGGTAAATTTCCATACTAATTAACGGAAAAAAAAGAAAGCAAAATGAGTACAAACGGAAGTAAATTCTTTACAGCTATGGTCGTGGGTGAAAATCCTGATGAATTAATGAAGAAGTATGATAAATCATTAAAAGTTGAACCATACGTTAAATACAAATATCTTGATGCAAAAAAGATGCAGAGTGCAACTATTAAGTCTATTGAGGCTATTTTGTCAGACCCTAAAAAGTTTGGACTTAGTCAATTTAGTATTGATATGTTGACTGAAAGAAAAAAGATTATAAACAACATGACATCTTTTGAATATTATCAAAGTGTTACAGATGGTATGTTTTATGACGAAGAGGGAAATGCATTATGCGAAGATAACCCAAATGGTAAATGGGATAATTGTTCATTAGGTAAAAATTTTGCCGTACCAATTATTACTAAAGATGGTAAAGAAGTATATCAGGCAAGAAACAAGGATATTGATTGGGATAAGGTAATGACACGTGATGAGTCATTATATAATGCAACTTGGGAAATGGTAGTAGAGGGGCGTGACCCAGAAACTCCAGAAGAAACTTCTATATACCATGCAATGAATGATAAACAGGAATATTTTTCCAACTTTAAGAATAAAGAAGATTACGTAACTTATTCTTGTTCTTATTGGAATTATGCTTATTTAGATGAGAATGGATGGAAAGATATTGATGATACAGGAAAAGAACAAGAATGGATTAAAAAGTTTTATAATAACTTTATAAAACAACTTAAACCAGACGCTCTTATCAGTATATACGAATATAGTAGAAGAAATTAACATATATTAATATGAAATCCTTGATGAAATAAATTATTTTTATTACCTTTGCAACATAACTTTTAAATAAATAAAAATGGAAGATTTAGTTACAAAGCAACTTAGGAAACGTTTCCTCAAGGATTTTAATCTACCTATCCAAGTAATACAAGACCCTTACTTTACAGAGCGTCTTGAACTATGCGGTGCTACTCAAGATTATAATAATCTTCTTGAATACATCGACACCAATTATAGTGGTAGTTATAGAGCATTCTTAGATGCTTATGCACAAATAAGAGATGAAATTGTTACTTCATGTTACAACTCAGAAGCGTTTAAACTGTTCAACAACAGTGACATTAAAGGTGAAAATCCATTGATTCCACAACGGAACTTGTATACAGAAGAACAAGATGGAAATAGTTTTGTAAGCGTTGATTTAAAGAAAGCAAACTTTCAAGCACTTAAATATGTTAATTCCGAAATAGTGCTTAATACTGATACGTATGAAGGTTTTATTGGAAAGTTCACGGATAGTGAATATATTAAGAAGTCAAAATATACAAGACAAGTTATCTTTGGAAAACTTAATCCAAAAAAGACAATTAGTATAGAGAAGCGGATTATTAATAAAATATATAAGACGCTTAACGATAAGTTCAATCTGACTGAATATTTAGAACCATATTCTATGTGTACAGATGAAATTATCTACAAAGTGAAAGATAATGATAATAACGTATTGACAGATTTGCTGTGTGATAAATCTTTAATGATGATGGAACAAATTATTAAAGACACACTCGGGTTTGAAGTACGCATTAATTATTTCGGTCTTAAGTTACATCAATTCAAGCTTGCTACATCGGAAGCAAAAGTCAATTCTTTCACTAAATTGAATCATGTAACAAATGAGGTGTCTTATGCGTGTATTCCATCTACATACTATCCACAGATTTACAAATTAATTAATGGTTTAGATGTAACTAAGAATGACCTTGTTTTTTATTATGAACATGAGTTGGCGACATTCTTAAACCCATTGGTAAAAGTAAATAAAGATAATGAAATTTGAAATCAAAGATAAAAAGATAGAAAAAACCATCCATACAATACGTGCACTTATCAAAGGAACCAAATTTGAAGGTGTTACGTATGTTGTAGGTGGTTTTGTACGTGATACGTTAATGGGAGAAGTTTCTAATGATTTAGACATCGTTGTTAATCTCCCGTCTGGTGGAATAGATTTAGCGAATACTTTAACAGAGTTGGATAATAGTCATAGTGACTCTAATCCTATTGTATATCCTAAGTATGGTACCGCAAGCTTTCATTTAAAGAATAATGATGAATGTTCTGATGTTGTTATTGAGTCTGTGGAAACACGGAAAGAGCAATATCATTCAGATTCACGTAATCCAGAAACATGTTTTGGAAGTTTAGAAGAAGATGCATTTAGGAGAGACCTTACTATTAACGCATTATATTACAATATCTCAACAGATAAAGTAGAAGATGTTACTGGAAAAGGACTTGATGATTTGAAAAATCATGTTATCAGAACTACAAATGACGACCCTAATATAGTTTTTTATGATGACCCTTTACGTATCATGAGAGTTATTAGATTTGCAAATAGATATGGTTGGAATATAGAAGATAAAACTTGGCAATCTTTACAAGAATGTGCTTCAAGAATAAAGATTATCTCTAAAGAAAGAATACGTAACGAATTTAATAAGATAATATCTAATAAAGACTGTATTAATGGTTTGAATTATTTAAAAGATAGTGGTATTTTATCTTATATTCTTCCCGAACTATTTGAACAATGTTTTGTTCCATGTTCACAGGACTTTAATAGTATGTTTGATAAAATACTTACAATATGTAATCAAGCACCTACATGTTTATACGCTCGTCTTTCAATTCTACTATCATTTTGCAAAACAGATAGTGTGTGCGAAACTATTCTATCTGAACAAAAACAACCGAATGTAATAATAAAGCATGTGCAAAATGCGCTGTTAGGTAAAAACTTTATAAGAGAAGACGAAGATTTAGAAGTGTCTTTACGTAGATTATATAAGAAATGTTACCAAAATATAGATAATGCATTATGGGTGTATCGAGTTTTTACTGATGAAGAAACATATCAAAAAACAATAAATACATGGTTACAGATAAAAGATAGTGCTAAAATTAATCTTCCGATAGATGGTAATGAAATCTTCTCATATCGTGCAGATGTTACAAATAATGACAGAAAATTACTTATTGATTATCTACACGAAGAACAATGCAAAAATCCTTTCTTAACAAAAGAAGAATGTGTTGAGTTAATTAAACATTATCAGTTACATTAAAAAGTGAACTACCCATGAACATTTAGTACATTGGCTTCGGGCTTCACTGAGGAATGGCTTTCCAAAAGGTCAGCTCTTACTTCCTCTCCACCCGTGTAATCGACAGTCCCTGCCGATATGTTATTTAAACCGATACGAAGAATATTAATAGCAGCATTAACATCACGGTCGTGTCGAGTGTGACAATTAGGACATTCCCATTCACGGACAGACAAATCCTTAATCTGTTTGTTGATATGCCCACAGACATGACATGTTTGTGAGGACGGGAAGTATCTGTCTACTTTCACAACCTTCTTGCCGTTCCATTCTGCCTTATAGGTAAGCATGGAAATAAATTTACCCCAACTTACATCAGTAATGGACTTGGAAAGGTGATGATTCTTCGTCATCCCTTTTACATTCAAATCTTCTATACAGATGGTATCATATCTTCGAACAAGAGAGATAGAGCACTTATGCAGATAATCAACACGACTGTTAGAAATCTTTTCGTGAAGTCTGGCAACTTTGAGTTTTTGGTTTTCAAACCCTCGGCTACCCTTCTTTTTGCGAGAAAGATGACGCTGTGCTTTAGCAAGTTTAATCTCGTATCTTCTTGTGTATCGGTTATTCTTAAAAGTTTCTCCCTCAGAAGTGACAAGCAAATCCTTTAAACCCATATCCACACCAACGGATTTACCAGTTTTCTCAAGAGGATTTATATAATCTTCTTCTGTGAATACGGAAACAAAATACTTTCCGCTTGGTGTCTTAGTAATAGTTACCTTCCCTATTTTACCTTTTATCTCACGGTGTACACGGCACTTAATACCTTCAGTGAACTTGGGTATGAAGAGTCTATTATCAGTGATAGAAGCAAATTGAGGCACAGTAAAACTGTCCTTAGAATGTTTGGATTTGAATTTAGGAAACTTAGTACGCTTCTTAAAGAAATTATTATAGGCTGCTTCAAGACTGCGGATAGCAAACTGCAAGGTTTGGGCATTTACCTCCTTTAACCATGCAGTTTCTTCCTGCTTCTTTAATGTGGTAAGAGCTTTAGCTTGCGCATAGTAATTATCACTCTTACCAGTGAACTTATACTGTTCTTTACGTTGATTGAGAAAGTAATTGTACACAAAGCGAGAGCATCCGAAGTGCCTTGACAGCAATTCGGTTTGTGACTTGTTCGGGTACAGTCTGAATCTGAAGGTTCTATTAATCTTTCTCATATCATTTTAAAATTTACTAATTATTTTGTTAATATCAATATTTTTTTGTATATTTGCAGTAAAAAATAAATGAATATGAATAAATTACTATTGATTGTTGACCCACAATACGATTTCATTAATGGAACGTTGCCTGTGGATAAAGCTGAACAGAAGATGAATGCTTTGTGTGAATACATTAAGAAACACAATGACTACAAGACTATAGTTATTACAGCAGACTGGCACCCAGAGAGCCATTGCTCTTTTAAAGAAAATGGAGGAGAGTGGCCTAAACACTGTGTTGCCTATACACATGGCGCTGCCATTTATGAACCAATTATTCAAACTCTAAGAGATTTAAAAATAAATTATAAAGTTCTTACTAAAGGAACGGACTCTAAAGAAGAAGAATATTCTGTTTTTCTTAATGATGAGTCATATGATTGGTTGACTAAAACAGTAGCTAAAGAAAATATTGACCAGATTGATATCTGTGGCATCGCTGGAGATGTTTGTGTACATGATACATTAGTAAGCGGTATAAATGAGTTTGGAAACGAGAAATTTAATATACTTATGGATTACTGCCCATGTATAAATGATGATTTTTTACTTAAATCTCTTAATGTAAATAAAACTTATGGCAAGGATTGAAATGGAATATGATGAGTATGAACGATTAGAAAAAAGTGTGAAAGCACTTCAAGATAACGTTTATACATTACAGAACGAAATCAATGAAAAAAATATCTTAATTGACAGTTATAAAGAAACTCTTAAAGATATTAAAGAAAGTACACTTATTGATAGAGTTCTAAATTGGAAAGATTATTTGAATGATATTAATGAGTTAATCAATTAAACAGAAACAAAAATGATTCAATCAATTTTAGATACAGATTTGTATAAGTTCAGCACTTCATACGCTTATTTCCATAAGTTCAACAGAGCGGAAGGTACATTTAAGTTTAACGACAGAAATAAAGAGGATTGGAGAAATTATCCAAACTTTATGGATGAGATGGAGTTGCAAATTGAGAACTTATCCAATATTCGTCTTACAAATGAAGAAAGAGATTGGTGTGTTGAAAACATTGATTATATCCCAGAGAATTATTGGGAATGGTTAGGTACTTTTCGTTTCAAGCCAGAACTGATTAAGATGTGGTTGGATGATGATGGTGTCTTCCAGTGTGAAGTTACAGATAAATTATATCGTGTTACATTGTATGAGATAGCAATTCTTGCCACATATGCCGAAGTAAGAAATCGAGTATTAGGTAACAAAATTAATATGGAGAAAACCATGTTAAAATTAGAAGATAAGATTGCTTATGCTAATATAAATAATCTCTGCTTTTCTGAATTTGGAACACGTAGACGATATAGTTTTAATGTGCAGAATGAAGTAGTTAAAAGATTAAAAGAAAAGTGCCCTGTATGTGCTGGAACAAGTAATGTGTATTTGGCAAAGAAACACCACATGCGTCCTACTGGAACATTCCCTCACGAATGGATGATGTTTCATGCTGCCGTGTATGGATATAAGCGTGCTAACTACATGGGACTTGAGGATTGGATTGATGTATACGAGGGAAATCTTGGTACTGCGCTAATTGATACATATACTACCGAGTCGTTTCTTAGAACCTTAACCCTTCAGCAAGCTTTGCTTTTGAGAGGTTTCCGTCAAGATAGTGGTGATGAGTTTAAGATTGGTAATATGATTATTAAGCGTTTACAAGAATTAGGAATTGACCCTAAGACTAAATTACTTATCTTCTCAAATGCTCTTACATTCGAAAAGTATAAAGAAATTCATGATTATTTTAATGGACGTATTATGGTATCAGCTGGAATTGGAACAAATCTAACTTGTGATACAGATATTAAAGATTATAAGCCAGCAAATATTGTTATGAAATTATCAAAAGCAAGATATAGTAGCAAGGACCCATGGGAGAATTGTATCAAAATTAGTGATGATATAGGCAAACACATGGGAGACCCAAAAGAATTTGATAAAGCCATGAGTGATTTGCATTTATCTGAATAATTTGGCACAGATATTGTAATAATGAAATCAAAAAAAAATAATTTATTAATAAAATATATAAAGTTATGAGATTAGAAGATTTAATTTTTACGACTCCAAAAACTCTTGAAGATGTATTTAAAAGTGTTGGGGAAATGGATAAAAAGAAAGATTTACATAAAGGTGTAAGGAGTGCTTGTGAAACAGGATTAGGCAAAACCCACGGATTCATTGATTCGTTATTCGGTTTGAAGAAAAAGTGGAATGAAGATGATACCACATATTCATTTGTTGTTGATTATAATCAGGAAACTGAGATTATTAATTATAAGGTAGATAAGGGCGATTTGTTTGTAAATGTGTCATCAAAAAATGATACAGATAGTTCTTACTATATGCTTTCTATTCCAGAAGATGCACGTAATTCTAAAGTTCACAATGAATATAATGAGTCTAAAAAAACTATGACGTTTACCGTAGCAAAAGATATGTCTACAAAACGTAAGCAAGAATATGAAAAGACAATGCAGGATTATCGTCAGAAACTCAAGGAAGTTGAAGAGCTTAAGAAGAAGGAAACTGAGTTAAACGAGTTGCGAAAGAAGTTGTCTGAATTTAATCAAAAGTAGGAAAGAAATGAACTATTAAATTAAATAATGTTAAAAACGAATCTATTATTTGGTAGATTCGTTTTTTATTTGTATCTTTGTAGCGTAAAATTAATATTAAAACAATAAATAAATGGAAAAAGAAGAATACATTTTTGAATCAACCATTTTTAATACATCTAAAAATGAATCAGAAACAGTTAGTACAACAAGTGGTTTTAAAGAATATTACTATTAATGTTATGGATAAGTTTAAATTAGTTTTTATTGGTGTGATAGCTTTATTAACTTTAGCTTCATGTACTTCAGATTATTATTACGATGATGATTATTATCACGATACACCTACCCCTCAAATAATGATAGGTAGATGGGTAAATGAAGATTATACTTCTCCATATAAAGTAATAAAGTTATATCGTAATGGTACTTATAATATATTTTATAAGTCAAGCGTTTTTACATCAACACTCAGTGGTAGATGGTATTTCATAGATAGATACTTATACTTCGATGGTGATATGAGAAACAAAATATATGTTTACTCTTTAGAATATCCACAAATATATTTCTCAAATGGTTCAATTTGGAGAAAAACAGGATTAGATGGGTGTTAAAGTTTTTCAATATTGTTAAATTAAAAATTCATTAAAATTATGAAGACATTTATTAAAGTTACAATTCTACTTGTTTCATTAGTATTTACATTTGCCTCTTGCAGTAAGGATGATATTGCACAAGAGTATAACCATCCAGAAGTAATTGTTGGAACATGGTTTCAGAATGGTGGCGAAAGCTATATAAAGTTTGAATCCAATGGAAAGTATAATAAGGTGGATAAGTCAAAGCGTCCGTTTAGAAGTAGTAACGGTGATTGGGGTCAGAAAGGTAAGTACGTATACTTAATCCAATATAATCACATCATTGATAGTTTGGAAATACAATCCTACTCTCAACTAAAGGATAGTAAAGGTAATTATTATACACGATAAAAAAATAGAGTTATGAAAAAGATTATATTATTATTAGTATTAGTATCTTCATTGATGTTAACTGCTTGTGAAAAAGCAGGAACACCAGTACAAACTAATGGAGCAAAACATGAATTTGATGTACAACTTCTATTTGAAGTTGATGGAGTAAAAGTATATCGCTTCTTCGATTTAGGAGAATATATTTACTTTACTAATGCCAATGGTAAGACATCATATGTAACGGGCAGCAAAGTTAGTGAAAGAAAGACGAGTCTTAATAACAGATTAGAAAATGATGACAATGATTAAAGATAAATTAGATGATAAAATTAAAATTGCTTTAAAAGCAGGCAATCATAATGAAAGTAATATTCTTAAATTATTCAAAAGCGAATTAATCAAATATCAAACAAGAGAGGTTAAAGATTCTGATATTCCGCTTCCAGAAGGTGTAACATCTGAAGAACTTAAAGAATATATCATTAACAAGAAGAAAGAGATGAGAACTGTGACTGAAAAAGTCGAAGTTGATATTCTTCAAAAAATGATTAAGAAGCTTAACGATGAATTAACTTATGCTGAAAAATTGAATAGGACACAGTTAATAGATGATGTCAAAAGTCAAATCAGTGTACTCGATAATTTCCTTCCATCTCCACCCACGGAAGAAGAAATAATAGAATATTTAAATGAAAATTTTCCTTATGGCTGGACAAAGAAAGAAATAAAATACACAATAAATGCTGTTAAGGAGAAGTTTATTAGCGTTGATGGAAGTGCTGTGGCGAAATTGTGTAGTAGATTAGCAAAGTAATAGAATAAAAAAAAATGAATAGAAATTCTGTAAAAGTGATGATTTATAGCTATTTTTTAAATTTAAAATCATATATAAACACTTATATATCAGCAACTTATACAGAGTATATTGTTAGTAACCATTTACCGTAAGGTAATCACAACGGACTATGTCGATGTTAACGAAAAGGATTTATTGTTAGTAACCATTTACCGTAAGGTAATCACAACTTGTCGAAGAGCGGACTGTCAGGTCCACAATTGTTAGTAACCATTTACCGTAAGGTAATCACAACAAACATGGCTGACTTCATCAATGAATTTCAATTGTTAGTAACCATTTACCGTAAGGTAATCACAACAATTCATCAGTCAATATCAATTGATTATATATTGTTAGTAACCATTTACCGTAAGGTAATCACAACGATGGCTGAGGAGGGAGAAGTTCTTTGAATTGTTAGTAATATTCAACCGCAAGGTAATTTAAGGGGGTTGATTTCGACCCCTTTAGATATTAGATATAAAATTAAACAAAATATAATTATGACAGATTTAAAAAGTAAAATATTGGAAGAAGCAATAGAGGTTTGCTTAAAAGAAATGTACAGATGTAGTCAACCTTCAGGTGATTATGACAAATTAAAAGAGTACGCTAAAGAACATCCAGAAGAAGAGAAAGAATTTCCTACTTTTAAACGCTATTATCTTTCAAATGAACAGTTTAAGTATATTCTAAATAAATATGCTAAAGCGTATCATCTTATTCCTGAGTGGAAAAATAATATAGAAACCATCAAATATGATTTCGAGACAGGAAGTTATAAAGATGAATATAAAAAGGATAGTTATGGAGATATGATTAGCGAATATGTTCCTACACCTCCTTTGAGAGAGCGGATTGGAAATGAAAATACGAAAAAAGTATTAGAAATGTTAGATGAAATATCTAATTTCTATAAACGAGATATGGATGCACGATATTTTTCTTCGGCAATTCGTCTCGGACATTCGCCAACAAGTAATCTTAAATATGTTAAAGAATATTGGAAAGATAAAGGGCTTGAAATAGAATTTGAAGAAAGACATTGTGATGAGGATGTTTTCTATGATATGGATGCATTTGGTGTTACATCATTAAAAGAATTAGAAGAACATTTAATAGACCCTAATGATTAAAAGAAAAAGCCCATTAGCAAAGAAAAAGAAAGTACCTATAGTTATCGGACTCTGTAGGGATTGCACTCATGCAACATTACTACAATGGGATAAAAACCCACTAATTACTGATTGTGAACGTGGTAGAATGGTTGGTAGTATGACTGGTTGCGAGAAATGGGTGGAATGTAAAGATAAACGAGAACCACTACATTTAACATGTGGTCAAATATTTGTTGATAATCAAATTAAAAATATAGAATAATGCAGTATATCAAAGATATATTAAATTTGCAAGTATTTGAAGAAGAAGAAATAACTTATATCAGATGTAAATCATATCCAGGTAAAGTTACTGGCTTTAAATTATTTGGTATTAATTTTTTCGGAAAAGTTTCATCTGAATGGCGATTTTCAGACGGAATAGATGATTATACTGAAGAAGAATTAGTTAGAACCTATCATTGCTGGATTGATAAAGATAATAAATGTGCCATTAGAAAACCATATATCACAATTCAATATGGCATTCATGATTATGATACAGAAAAAGTATATTTTGAACATTACAGAGAAGCACAAATAGAAGCAGAAAAACTTGCGATGCTATTTAATTTAAAAAAGATTGATTATGATGAATATCGTAAATGAAAATACCCCATTAATCTGTAATATTCCAAAAGATAAATTAGATAAATTACTCCATAGATATGTTAATCCAACGTTTTGTGAAAAGATAAAAACTCTTAAAGATAATGATAGATAAATGTAGAACATGCCTTTATCAAAACAGCTGCGCCATAGCTTATTCTAATAATACAATGTATGATGGAGTTAAATTAGCAACTAATTGCACTAAATATCAGCCGATAAATGCAAAGTAAAAGAAAAGATGATATGAATATTGAACGTGAAGTATCACACTTTACTGACAAATATTTATATCCCAAACTTAATTTAAATATAACACGTACAGATGACAAGCAAGAACAACTACAAGGGTATGATTTCATAGTAGATGTGGGTGATAAGAAATGGTATGTGGACGAAAAAGCAGCTATACATTTTACCAATATACATCTTGATAGTTTTGCTTTAGAAGTAAGTAGCCTGAATAATCCTAATGGCTTAGGCTGGTTGTTGGATGATTCTAAAAAAACAACTCACTTTATATTTCTATGGATAGATAAAGCTGACATTCCAAAACTACCCAACGAGTTTAAATATGATTATACTAAAATCACAAGTAGTAATATAAAACAAATACATTATGCTTTTGTTAAGAAGAGTAATTTACTTAACTACTTAAATGCAATCGGATGGGATAAAGCAACAATAAACCGTCAAACAGCTATTATAAGACGACGTGACGGGTTAAAAACTAACCAATGGGTAAATATACGTGGAGATAATAAAAAGAGTTCAGAAGTTAAATTCTATTATTCTAAGCATCTAAAAGAACAGCCTATTGGTATAATGTTACATAGAAGTGCCTTTGATAAGATTGCAGGCAATATGTGTGGTGATATAATTTTATAAAACAAAAATATATGGATAAAATCAATGTTATAATGTTTACTGATGAATCTAATGATTCTCAGGAAAACGAAACAAAGAAAGAATGTTGCAAATCTAATTTAAATGTAGATTTATTTAAAGAATTACTTAATAACTGTGATTATCAATACTTACCAGAAGTTATTAAATGTTATTGTAACACTCTTAAGAAGTTAGGACATGAAGCAATTGCTGAATATATTGATACAGAATTACTTAAAATTTATCAGCGCAATAATGGTATGACTACGAGAGAAGTTGATAATATCACAGAACATCCAACTTTTACTCAACATTATGTAATGTTTAAAACAGGACATGATAGGCTTCATGAAGTTAGTCGTAGATTAGCTAATAGACTAAAGCGAGAATATAATATTCCAGAAGAGAATATTACATGGCTCCCTTCAAGTCAAACACTTAAGATTCTACGTTTCAATTTTGATATAACACTTGACTCAACTCTTAATAAAATTATTCAACAGTTGTTTACATCAGACAATCATTCTGTTAGATTGGACAATATAAACAAGGCTGATTGGGAAATTTTATTTCTCATGGTTACACAACGTCTCACTAATGAACACCGATATGTTAATTTTGAATGGCTTGCTAATGATAAAACTATTCGTCTTACAGGTAACTTCAAAGAAACAGAAGAATATAAACGTGGCTTAATGATTGATGCGTTAGATTTTTATATGAAAGCAGTATAATTTTTAGAGAGAGAGAATAATAAAAATATTCTCTCTTTTTTATTTTTTAACATATTATTTTCTATTAATTAATAATTTATTCGTATATTTGCATAGAAATTTAAAAACAATAAATGTTATGACGAAAGAAGAAATAATCAATCATGTTTACAAAGATTATCAAATCCGCTTGGAAGAAAAAGATGGTAATTTCTATGCTAACTATAAGGTAGTTATAAAAGATAAAAATTATATAACATTACCAGATAATTTATCTGTTAAGGAAATGTATATAATTAACTGTAATAACGTAGTTTTACCAGCTAATCTTCATGTAAAAGGTGATTTGTTCATTGATAATTGTAATAATATTTCTTTCAATGAAGTTACTCACATAGATAAAGAAGTTAAGTTAAATAACTGTACTTTTATTGCTATACCTTCATCTGTTAAATTTAACGGTAATATTAATTTACATAATGTTAATTTTAATAGGTTTACCTTACCTTCACTTGTGAAAGGAGATTTGTTGATAAACAACACCAACTTCACGTCATTACCTGATAATCTAATTATTAGAGGCAATTTGAGAATTGAAAATAGTCCTATAACTGAACTTCCTTTAAATCTAAGAGTACGTCACGATGTACTCATTCAGAATAGTACAATAAATAAAATACAAAACGGTCTTATCTGTGAAAGACTTATTCTACCAGATAATGTAGTAACCTTCCCAGACGAGTATATTGTTACAAATAAGATAGGTGGCAAGTATGAGACGTTAGATAAATTAGATTTTAAGAAACATCCATGTCAGACCATTGCTATCCCTGATAATGGCTTCTATGAGCATCCTATTTACGAAGGATATAGAGCTAATATTTGTATGGGTTTACCTATTTTGAAAGAGAAGAAAAAAACTCATATTTGGGAAATGTATGATAAAGAATATATGTATGTTGATGACAGAATCTTGGAAATTATCAAGAAGAATGGAAATGTATATTACTGCGAAAGTGTTGTAAATAATAAAAGAAATTTCTGTCTTATTCAAATTGATGAAGAAGTATTCATTTGTGGTAAGAACTTAGTAGATGCTAAAATAAAGTTAATAAACCATAGTTTCCAAAATACCTACTATAAAACTATGTATTTTGACGCTAATATGAAAGTTGTATATGATACTGCCAACCAAATATTTAATATGTTTAAACATTATATTAAATTCAACGCTGATGCATCATTACCAATTAAAGACGAATACACTATTAACGAGATTATAGATTTAACAAATTAAAAGATATGACAAAGAAAGATATTGTAAAGTTTTTAGAAAAATATAATGATGACGATGATTTGTGTATTGTTTTAGATGAAGATAAAGAGAATAACTTTGTATACACCAGTAAAGAAAAAGATATGCTGGGTGTATACAAGGAAGTTATACGTTTTCTCTCAGAACATAAAATAACATTCGATATCATGGCTTTATGCGAAATGATTTGTTCTGACAATATTGATAGTCTCTATTCTCTTGGATATGTGAATGTAAATCATGTAATCAAGGATAATAAATTACATTTAAGAATAACTTCAAAAGACTTGGAAGAAAATGATAAACTTGAAGATGTACTTTTCGACTACCAAGATGGTATGGGAATATACCAAAGAACTCAATGGGAAGATAGCTATTATGGATATTTGCTTCTTCCATTAGGTACTGGTCTTCGAATGGATAGATTCTTTTGCGTTTATTTTACGTGCTAAAAATTAAAAATTATATAATATATGACACAAGAACAACAAATTTTCATTGCAACTTTACACTTTGTAACTTCATGGGCGGTGAGAAAAGGTAAAAGCCCAATAGATATTCCTGAACATGTGCTGAAACAATATAAAGAAGATGCAGAACTTCTATGTAAAGGGTATAATCTATTGTAATGGAGACCATACTTTGCGCTGCTATTTGGTATGATGATGATGGAAAACACTATCCACATCAAGAAATTTACGGTGTGGATAGTGGATTTGTCATTTGTGGTTTTAGACATCATAATATTATTGGTGTATTATCTACTAATAACAAATATAGAAATGATGGTAAAGAATATAAAACTACACAAGGATTTATAACATCTCATGGACGATTTGTTACAAGAGAAGAAGCAGCTGAAATAGCATATAATTCAGGTCAAATTAAAGAGCAAGTTAAACGGTTATTCTCAGAAGATTTATATTAAATAGTATGACAAATAGTGAAATTATTCTTAAATTCAAAGAAGAATATAATAAAGAGCTTCAATATATTGATAACCGCTTCATTTGTGATGAAGATATAACGATTACTCACAAAGATGAAGTTTGGCTGCCAAACAACTTAACTATCAATGGTTGTTTAAGTATCAAGTTGTGTCGATTAGTATTTCTCCCAGACAACCTATGTGTTAGTGATGATATTTGTGTTGAATGTTGTGAAATTCTATTGATTGGTAAACATACAACATTTAACGGAGTTACCACTATTTCATATTGTTATATAACTTCATTACCAACAAACTTACAATTAAAGGGAAGTGTCAATTTGTCATTTTTGCCATTAAGAGTATTACCTGACTGGAAAGAAATAAATGGAACTTTATCTATTGATAATGTATCTATTGAAGATTTGCCAGAAAATTTGTTTATTAAATGTAATCTCAACATAAAAGGTGGTTCTTTGAATAAACTTCCAGAAAACTTAGTTGTGTACGACACGATTGATTTATCAAAGAGTAATATAAGTGAGTTACAAAATGGATTAATATGTAGAAATATAATTTTATCTAATAATAGGATTCGTTTCCCAGAAGAATTTCTTGCTATAGATTCTATAAAAGGAACTCCCGAAAGTTTACGGGACCTATCATTATTTAAGTGTCCAACCCGTAAATTGATTATTGATAAACCTTGGTTATTCAAGCCTAAACATAAATCACAATATGAATACTTTAGTAGAGAAAATAGAGAATTATGGGTATTAAAAAATTTAGGCGTTATCTGGAAAATTAATGGAAAAGAATATTTTAATAATGATTATGATTCTTTTTTCGGAGAAATAATTGAACAGAATGATAATGTGTTTAAAGTAAGACATTACTACAATAATAAAGAATACATTGTTATAACTGATGGGGTTGATAATTGGGGAAGAGGTGAAACTATGGAAGAAGCGAAGAGCAATCTGAACCAAGTACGTAAGAGGAGATATGTCCACGACTACAAATATTATACGCAAGCAAATCGTCTTTCTATCTTGGATATATCAGAGTGTTTTCAAAACATCACAGGTTTAAGTTCAACTGAAACTTTTAATGTGCTTCATAAAGTTCTACCAAAACCAATCCAAGATACATATACAATTGGAGATATAATTGAATACACATCAGACGAACATTGTGCTTTTAAATTTACAGAATATTTTAAAAATAAAAATGAATAGAAGACATATAATATTGATATATAAAGGTGAATTTTTGAGTTTTATTTTCTCTGTAAACAATTATATATTAAATACTTACATGTAGTTTACTGTTAGAAGTATTATACCGCAAGGTAATCACAAGAAATCAATTGACGAAATAATGAGAATTGACACTGTTAGAAGTATTATACCGCAAGGTAATCACAAGTATCAAGAAACCGTTAGCAACAATATACCGTAAGGTAATTTTTAAACCAGTTGACTACAAATTGAAGTCGACTTACAAGATACATAATTATTATGAATGATATAAATAAACTACTTGCTAAAAGTAAAATGAATGGTGAACTAAGTCTCATCGAACACACTAAAGGTGTGATAAATATTGCATACTATACATTAAATTGTTTTTTTAATCAATCTTATGAATGGGATACCATTAAGATGAGTTATGATAAGTTGGAGAAAGGCATTATATCTGCAGCAGCACTTCACGATATAGGTAAATGTTGTAACTACTTTCAAGAGTATATCAAAGACCCATCTTCCAAAAAGAAAAAGAAAGAGTTCTATAAAGGTACTGATGATGGTGTTGAAGGACTTAAAACAAATGGAGATATATCACATAATATTCTAAGTTGGGCATTTGCTTTAACTAACACAGAATGGAATAAAGAACAGTGGATATTATCTGCTATTCTTTATCATCATGTAGTACATGGACATTTGATGGAAACATGTGCTCAACATGTGGTGGATAACTTAACTGAGGAAGAGAAAAATAGATTCAATAGTTTTTTTGAAGAAATTAATACTTTTCTAAAAGAACGTTTTGATTTTTCTATTCAACATGATGAAGTTGATGGTAGTGAGAGTATGGCAAAAGGAACTATGATATATAAGAATATGAAAGTTAACGATAGCTGTACTAACACAAGAAAACAACTGGAAGGTAACGCATTGTATATAATTGCACGTTCAGTATTAATTTATGCGGATAGAATAGCGTCATCTTATCCAGAATATGCTGAAAAATTTGCGAATAATGATACAGAATTAATCGGTCAACTACTTGATAAGACATTAATTTGTAATAATATTCCAGATGACAACTTTAAAGAATGGGCATATGATGGGACTACTCCTATTTATGACATAGACCGTCTTAAGGAACAAAATAATTTGATGGATGATATTGATAAATATAATAATAATATTATCAATGCAAGTGCAGGCTTTGGTAAAACACTTATTGGGGTGAGGTGGTTTCTGCGTAATAAGAAAAAGACCTTATGGGTAACACCACGAAATGTAATTGCCACTGGTACATATGATTCTATTATTGGTGAATTAGACACAATGGGATATGGTGACAGAGTAAGTGTTGGACTATTATTAGAAGGCGAATATAAATACGGCAATGAGAATAGCGATATTATTGTTACCAATATTGATAATTTCTTATCTATGATGGTAAAGAATAACATGGCGCATAATTTGATTAAAGAGTTAGCAGGAAATGTTATCTTTGATGAGTATCATGAATTTTTATGCGAACAACCATTATTTGCTGCATTTATATCATACGCTTTTACACGTATCAATTGTACTAACTCCAAAACATTATTTTTATCAGCAACTGCAATACGATTTGATGATTATTTTGAATTTAAAGATAATGTTAAATTCATACGACCCAATGCTTATAATGGTGATATGAAAGTTAAAATACATGTCGACAAATATAATGATATTAATGATTTTAAATTACCAGAAGATAATAAAGACTCGTTTGTTATAACACACACAGTGAAACACTCTCAAAAGTTATATAAGAAAGTGAAAGAACAATTTGACGACACTTCGTTATTACATGCTAATTTCACAGATAAGGATAGAAAAGCAATCGAAGATAGACTTTATAAAACTCATGGCAAAAAGAGTCCTGTAGAACAAAGAAACACTGTCATTGGTACCAATGCTCTTAGTACAGGTCTTAATATCTCCGCACAATCTATATATGATTTTGTTATTAATCCAGAGGGTACTATACAAAGAGGATGCGGTCGAGGTGGACGATTTGGAGAAAAAGAATATAAGCAAGTTGATTATCATGTATGTATTTTTGAAGATAATCGTTCATCAGAAACATTCATTCAGAAAACTTATAATAAAGATTTATTCTCCAAATGGTATAAGATGCTTGAAACGTATGATGGTAAAACAATTACTAAAGATAAACTTTATGATTTATATGACGAGTTCTATACTAAGAATAGTTCCTCATTTATGAATTACATGTTTATTACATTTAACAAAAGTGCCTTTCATTTGAAAGATTTCTTTCCTTATGCAATACGTCAAAAAAATACAACAGATAAAAAGGTATTGTCCAGAAACATTTCATATAGAGGAGTAGGTAATAACATATATGTAACAGCACGCTATACAGATGATGACGACAAGGTATCAGAACCAATTGTTATAGACGAAAGACGTGTCCTTGATAAAGAGAAAAGAGAAAAAGAAGCACAAAAATATCGTTATAACGTGTTTAAAAAGAATGGTGATTCATCTTTTAAACATAGATTTAAGAATTACTGTGCTTGCCAATCTGAAGATTGGTTCAGAATGGCTTTATCTCACGACACAGCTTTGCCACTATTTTATGCACGATACAATAGTGAATTAGGGCTTGTAATGGAAGAAGATTTATAAAAAATAAACCGTTTAACTTTTCTTAACTTGGATTATTTGCATAGTCCAAGTTTTTTGTTTATCTTTGCATCAGAAATAATAAAAATAGCATTTAAACAAAACATTTTAACTGAAATGAAATATGGTTTTAAAAATTTATTTCAATAGCTCTAATGAAGAGTTCAATAAGCCACTTAACAAAGAAGTTAATGGTTTTATAATGAAACTTCTTGGAAAGGACAACGAATATCATGGTAATCAATCTTATTACTGTGTATCATCTATACAAGGAGGAGTTTGTAATGATAACGGTATGACATCATTCCCAAACGGTGCTATGGTAGCCGTAAGTGCTAATGAACCACAAATCATTGGTAAGATTGTAGAGAGTCTTATTAATAAACCAAGTGAACTAAATATTGGTTCTCTGACTTATAAGATGATGGAAATGACGGAGTATAGTCCATTTTCAGACTATGATGTAATTAGAAGCATTAGTCCAATTTCATTAAAGCATAATGGTAAATTCTATACATGTGAAGATGAAGAATTTATCGAAGTACTTCAAAAACATTGTATTAATAAACTCATTAATAATGGTGTGGAAGAAAAAATTGCCAATACTATTACTTTAGAACCTTTTCATTTTGAAGATGCACGTAAAGTATGTGTAAAGATTGGTGAGGCAAAAAACATCAGTTCAAATGTTATGCTTATCGTGAAGGGGAAGAAAAACGCACGAAAGCAACTATACAATATGGGTATGGGACGTTGTACTGGTTTTGGATTTGGTTTTATAGAAATAAAAAACCGAAACATGTTCTAAAAACAGACATTTTAAACAATATATTAATCAAAAATTGATTTAAACATAAAATAATATGAAACAAGTATTTTTCAAGTTGAAGTTGAGTGGTAATGGTTGTGTTAATTTTGATGATAGTTCAAAGCAAAAAGAACTACTTGAAGATTTAGGCATTATTAAATATGGTACACCAAATAACATCAAATTGGCAAAGAAGGTCATCCGTGAAACAGATGAAAAGGATAAGAATGGAAAACCAATCTACGTCTATAAGATTAAGATTAGTTCTGATTGTTTACGTCATCATATTTTTGAACATGAAGTGGACGTTGTGACTCCAGCTGTGCAGATGTTGGATGCAATTTACTGTAACTATCTTCTTTCACAAGTCGGTATTACACGTGGATACATGTTTGCTTCTTCACGAGATTCAGGCAAAACACTTAAACGCAAGTCACCTTTGACTATTGTCGATGCTATTCAAACAAACAACACAAAGTCAAACATGTTTGAAGTGGGTATAACCAGCGGTCCTCGAGATGAAACATCTTTATACTCTACCGAGAAGATTGGTGATGTTGAATATGAGACTCAAGGCGTAATTGACCTAAAGACTCTTTCATTTATATCTGCAGATGAATTGTTTGACCGTATGGCTCTTCGTAGTGAATGGATAGACAATGGGCTTGTTGATAAAGTTATGAAGTCTCATTATGGAGAAGATGCACAGTACGATACAGGATTCTTTACTTCAAATGCCAAGTATTTAACTAATACATTCGCTGAATGTGGAGTATTATTGAGTGATAAAATTGTTACTCAACTTGTAAAGTACATTCTTCGTAGCCTGCTTGGTATTGATATTCGTCGCAATAACGCTTGGACACGTACTACTTCTCTTGAACTTAAGATAGTCAATAACCCTCTTGAAGATACATTCGAAGATAACTCTGATTGGGTAAAAGTTACAGAAGGTTATATTGATTCACTTGAAATTAAGTGTGATGATTTTTATCATAAGTCAACAGACGAAGAAATTAATGAACTTGTGGAAGTTAATGAACTTTATAACAAAAACAAGAACGCTAAGAAAGAAGCCAAGGAAAAGAAGAAGGAAGAAGACCGTAAGAAACGTGAGCAGAAGAAGAAAGAAAAAGAAGCTGTAGCTAAGGCTAAAGCAGAAACAGATGATAATGCATAAATAACATTGATAGTTTCTCCTCCAGCACACTTATGTAAAAAATGGGGGAGAAACGCTTTTTACACCAGTACCACATTTAATAAAATTATTATGAAATATCTTATACTTAAATTTAGAGATGCTGCTCTTATTACACAAGGAAAATCAAAAAAATTCCAACATTTCGTGCGACATATTGGAGTAATTGATGGTGAAATACCAGATATGGATACACCAATTAGTGCTGACCAACTTAGTAATGTGTTACACGTAATGCTTAACCTTGCCCCATGTGCAACTAAGCGTAATACAGTATTTAAACGTAACGAAGTTATTTATAATATGTCAAAAAATGCCTATATACGCTATGATAAAATAATTAATCAAGAAGCAATTCAAAACCCCAAGATAATAGACAGCTCAACTGCTCCAATTCATGATATAAAAGGTAACAATGGCGTTTATGACTGGATGCATTTCAAACGTGCAGCATATTCTTCACCTAAAACACTTGAAGAAGTATTTCGTTTATTTAATTATATTTGTAAGGTGGATGATGTTACTAAGAAATATACAATCCACCAAGTAGCCGATATTATTAAAAATAATAAGGACAATGAGATACTACGTGATTTTGTAGCACATAGAGCAAAAATATTTATGAATAAAAACGCTCTTGATGCACTTGAAAAAACTTATCATATCGCAGTAGACAGATTAGAGACAGGAGAAAAACCAAGACTTCGTGTACCTAGTCCATTTTGGTATCTTCTATTTGGCGTACCTTTTAAAGGAGGAAATATCATTGCAGATAGAGCATATAACCCTAATGCAATATTGGTACCTCGTGGAGTTGAATACAGAAAAACAAAGTTCAGTGGAGAAATTATTGTTCCCTTTGATAAAAATGAAATCGTCGAACAAATACAAAGCAATGGGTGCTGTCCTACAGTTCTTGAAGGCGGAATGATAACAATAGTAGGTATACAAAATTCTATTTCAGAGGCTGTTTTGAATGATAAATTTGAGAAAATTTTCGTCGAAAAAAGTTCTGAAGCGTCTGAAAATAAGCCTATTATATAAAACGAGTTGTTAGTAATCCTTTACCGTAAGGTAATCACAACACTTGGTATTCAAATGGTTATGGGATTTGGTTGTTAGTAATCCTTTACCGTAAGGTAATCACAACAATCGTGCGAAGGCAGCCCTGAATAAGTTGGTTGTTAGTAATCCTTTACCGTAAGGTAATCACAACATGCACGAGCATTTCAAAGGTTTTGCTTACGTTGTTAGTAATCCTTTACCGTAAGGTAATCACAACAGTATTAATGAAGAATTTTTACAGCAACAAGTTGTTAGTAATCCTTTACCGCAAGGTAATCACAACAAGGCAGTTATCACATCATTTTCTTTGTCTGTTGTTAGTAATCCTTTACCGCAAGGTAATCACAACGAACACCCTGCACACGATTGAAGAGAGCGAGTTATTAGTAATACTATACTGAAAGGTAATCACAACTACAATTGGTCATACCTCAGACGTGCAGCAACTGTTAGCAATACTGTACCGCAAGGTAATTACAATGAGATAATCGTGGACCATTATACACGTGCTGATTTTAGTAATACCTTACCGAAAGGTAATCACGATAGAGCTTACATTCCTTGACCTCCTACTGATGATGTTATTAATACTATACCGCAAGGTAGTCATATCTGAGTCAACTACAATTCATAGACAACTATTATTAACGCAATATCTTAAGAAAAAAGATACATAATTATTTGGTATTTACTAAATTTATTCGTATCTTTGCACTATAATTTAAATATATAAATGATATGGAAAAAGAATTGACACCTCATGATTACTTTTTACAGCTAAAAAGTAATGTAGAAAGTATTAGTAACGAGAAATTAAAACAATCTTTTAATAATATCTGTTTTTTAAGTGAAAAGTATAAAAAAACAGGTCAAATTAAATCTTTGGAGAAACTTAAATTCCTTGCAGAAGTAATGCAGAAGGAAGTAAAGTTGTTGGAAATTGGCGTTGATAAATTTATTTATAGAAGTGTTGTCGAGGATTACATTGATAATGTTTCAAAAGATGTTGTTAAAATTCAAGATTTAGCAAGTTACACCCGTGAAATACCAGATGAAATCGTAGAAGTTATAGAAAAAACAAAAGACATCTTTGATAAATTTTATGTAGTGTTTACTGATTATACTGGTCAAGAAGAAAGAAAAGTAGAACAAGAACGTAGAGACAGAGACCCGATTCTATTTGGAGTTTTTACCGATAGAAAAGTTGTGTCTGATAGATTCTATTATCTGGGTGATTGGGAGGATGAATTTTGTGACCTTACATTAGATAAATTGGTTGCTGAATATAAAGCTGAGAAGCATCAAGACCCAGCAATAACTATCACAATGCCTGCTACGACAGATGAATTGATTAATACTCTTAAACAATATACTGAAACTAACAAGAGCAATACACCTGACGATATTCATCGTAATAATAATCATTTTACATTAAGTAGCAATCGAGATTTATCATCAAATGAATATTTTAAAAAGAATAAAGGTTTCTTTGGTCGTATAAAATCCATTTTCAGTAAAAATGAAAAGTAATGTTGATTTAACCATAAATAGAGATTTTTCAAGACGTTTGTTAAATTTAGACATAACAGATACTCGTTTAGATAGAAGAAGAAAACCTTTTGACCAAGATGAAATAGAAGATTTTGTCTATATCGCACCATGGTTTCCAAAAGGGAAAAGAGTTATGTGGCAAGGAAACAATTACTTTGAGACAATAGAATATGAATGTGTCAAAGAAGACGAAGAAAAAATCCCTTGGAAAATTAATAACCCGAATTGTAATATAGATGAATATTATGAATCATGGTTTACCGAACATTTATTTGACAAACCAGTGATTAAAAGTGAAACTGAGATATTAATTAGATAATGTATGGGTGTAAATTATTATTTAAAGAAGCTTCCGTCTAAAGAACGAAAAGAAGAACTTATAGAGGCTGTTAAAAAAGATGATGTTAATACAATAAGAAACCTTACCAATAATATGTATAACAATCTTATACATTTAGGTAAGAGTTCTATCGGTTGGCAGTTCAATTTTAATCCGAATTACGAATTACAATTTAATTATGAAACTGGTGAAATAGAAATTATCTATGCTTTTCCATTAACAAGAGAAGGAATTGATAAATTTATACGTCAAGACGGATATATAATTGTAGACGAAGATGAAGAAGATTCTATGATTCCAACTATTAGTCCTGATGAGTTTTGGAAAAAGGTTGACAGCAAAAAGAATGATATTGTTGAGATGGATGATGCAAGTAATTCTTATTGGAGAGATACTAACAAGAATACTTATATTAACTTTCTGAAAAAAGATTATCCTAACGGAGATTATAGTTACCATAATAGTTTTGTTAACGATGGACTTCGTTTCTCATACAGTACTGAATTTTCGTAAAAATATATAATAATCCACTAATATTTTGGTGGATTATTTTTGTTTTATATATTTTAACTAAATTTATTTTGTAGTATCCAATTCTTTTCTTAACTTTGCAAATATAATAATCAAATAAAAATAAATTATGCGTACTTTACTAATTCTTAGAGGTTGTATGGGCAGTGGTAAGTCTACTTTCATTAAGGAAAATGGTCTTACTGATTACACATTGTCAGCCGATGATATACGTTTAATGTTTCATTCTCCAAAGATGAATGAAGAGGGCGATATGACTATTAGCGCACGTTCCGATAAAATGGTATGGGATACATTGCATACTATGCTTGAGAACCGTATGCGTAATGGTGATTTCACTGTTATTGATGCTACACATAAGACATCTAAGGCTGTATCTAAGTATGTAGAATTAGCTGACAAGTATCGCTATAATTGTTATCAACATAATGTCGAGGCAACCTTGGACGAATGTTTGAAACGTAATTTGTTACGTGACCCAGTAAGACGTGTTCCAGATATTGATATTCGTCGTGCATACAATATGCTTCAAGAAAATAAGTTGTCTAATCGTTTCAAGGAAGTTAATGATGTAGATGACATTCTCAATTATTACATTACCGATGCTTCTGCATACAAGGAAGTAAAGATTATAGGTGATGTACATGGTTGTCACACATGCCTTTTAGAAGCTATTGGTGGCTCTTTAAACCCAGACGTGTTATATGTATTCGTTGGTGATTATTTCGACCGTGGTATCGAAAATAAAGAAGTGTATGAGTTCCTATTGTCACATTATAATGATGACAACGTGGTCCTTCTTGAAGGAAATCACGAGAAGCATATCTGGCGTTTGATTAACGGTGAGGAGATAACTTCAGAATACTTCAAGATGACACTTGATGAGATAACCAAGGTTTATCCATTGGAACAGGTTCGTAAGGAGTTAAAGAAAATTTACTATCGTATGCGTCAGTGTTTTGCATTCACATACCGTGGTAAGAAATACTTGGTAACACATGGTGGACTTACATCTGTTCCAAATCTTACAACTATTCCCACAAACGATATGATTAAAGGCGTTGGTGGATATGATATGGAAGTCGATAAGATATATGAAGATAATTATTTGCTTGGAAAGTGTCAGGAGTTTATACAAGTACATGGTCATCGCAATACTCTTTCTACCGAACATTCAATTTGTCTTGAAGATTGTGTTGAATTTGGCGGTAACTTAAAGGTTTTCTCTATAACACCAGAATATGCTTCTATATTAAAATACGAAAATAAAGTGTTTAGTATAGATAATATGAATGCTTTTCAGCAAGTAGTATATAAGGTTGATGACCCAGAAGTTAAGAAGATAATGAATAGTCGTCTTGTTAATGTAAAGGGTTGTAAGCATAACATGTACTCTATCAACTTTAATCGTAATGCATTTATTGGAAAGAAATGGAACTTTGCTACTATCAAGGCACGTGGTTTATTTGTTGATAAGAATACAGGAGAAGTAAAGATGCGTTCTTATGATAAGTTCTTTAATATTGATGAACATAAGACAACTAAGAGAAATAAACTTGAAGAAACTCTTAAGTTCCCAGTAAAAGTAACGATAAAGGAGAATGGATATCTTGGAATTATGTCAGTAGTAGACAATCAGTTAGTGTTTGCATCTAAGACAACAGATAGCGGACCTTTTGCTGAACGTTTTGAACGTATTTTTAACGAAACTGTTAGTAAGCACGATAAAGACCTATTGAAGAATATCCTGAAGAAAGAGAATGCTTCGGCTGTGTTTGAAGTGATTAGTCCTACAGAAGACCCACATATTATTAGATATGACAAGGAAGAAGTGGTATTGCTGGACATTATCCATAATGTGCTTAACCTTGGTGAAAACTATACAGAAGAGTCAGATAAGTTCAAGAATTTCTTAAGAGAAAATACATCTTTGAGAATGCCAGACGAATTAGTTATTAATACTAATGATGAGTTATGGGAATACCTACGGACTAATATAAGAACTAATGATTCCGTAGAAGGTGTTGTAGTCACAGATGCTACTGGATTCAAGTTTAAAGTAAAGTTCAATTACTATCTAATGGTGAAGAACCTTAGACGTATTACTCAGATATTCAGAAAGTGTAAGCGTGATGGTACGCCATTTAACGAAAAAATATGTCGTAATGATATGGAAAAGAATTTCGTTAATTTCCTTGAAAAAGAAGACGATGGAGAAATGAGTATTATCGACTTATATGATAAATTTAAAAAATAAAGATATGATTTGTAAAGTTATTATTTTAGCAGTGCTAATGATGCGATTAGGTGTAAATTTAGCTTGGCACGGTCAGACAAGACAAGTTAAATTTAGTTTTTGGTGGACTTTAGTGTCAACTACTATATCTGTAGGACTTCTGTATGGTGCTGGGTTATTTGATTAATTAATATAAATTAACGTGGGTTATTTGCATAATCCACGTTTTTTGTTTATCTTTGTAGCGTCAATAAATGAATTGAAGTTATGAATTTAGATTTTACTTACTGTAAAGGTGGGAAGTTAAATACTTGCAAAAGCTGTAAACGATTTACAAACGAACTTCCTCAAGAAATGGTCATGATGTATGTACCAAATGATTATATCAAAGAGTGTGATTTGTTCATAAATAATGATTGATAGATATGGAGACAGAAAATATAAATTATGAAAAGTTTTTGGTTGTGGAAAACAAAAAACATTACTCTATAGCATACAACTCTTCCAATTACTCTACAGCATTAAATAATGCGAGTGAGTCTATATCTGTCAATACAGGTGGAAATGCTTGGGCTTGTAGTTGTGGTGAGTTTTCCATTTCCGCTACATTAGCTTATAAATCTTGTTCATTAAATAATGGTAGGGCTTCTTTAGCTATTTCTTCTGGTGCATATTCAAAAGTTATTACGTCTGGATATGAAACAATAGGTTCTATAACTGGTAGCCGTTCAGAATGTCACGTAAAAGGAGATAGAAGCATTTCGGCATCTACAGCCATAGAAAGTTCGTGTAAAAATAATGGTTATTGGGCAATTAGCTGTGCAACTGCAGATGATTCTGAAGCATCTAATTATGGAATTTGGTCTTTGTCAGCCGTTACAGGATATGGTAGTATTGCTTCAAATAGTGGAGATTGTTCAACATCCGTAGCAAGTACCCATCATTCAAAAGCTGTTGTTGAAGGTAAAGAATCAGTTGCCATTACTACTGGTATTAATTGTGCTGCAAAAGGAAATATTGGATGCTGGTTAGTTTTAACAGAAAGAGAGAAAAGACGAAAAGAAATTAGTCCTATCAAAAATATTAAAGTTGTGAAAGTTGATGGTGAAATTATTAAACCAAATACATTTTACATTTTAAAAGATAATGAAATTGTAGAAGTTAAAGAATAAAGTATATGAAAGAAAAAATAGATAATCTGGTAAATGAAGTTAGAAAGAATTTTTCTATTATTAATAAATCTTTAAAAGAAATGGAAGAATCTTTTATTTTCAAAGGCTTTGAAGATAATTTACCAACAGTTGAACAATATAGTGATGGGTATTCAATTTACTTATTAGACGAAAATGAGACAGAATTACCTGTTGAATATGCTGCTGTTATAATGGATGAAATAGGTTACATCACTCCAGAATGTTTTGAACCAATTATCTGCAGCAAAATTATGCGAGGAGAATATAAAGAGAAAGACTTATTAAATTTTCAAGAATTTTGTAAACATCTTTTAATTAAAAAATAGTATGATTAAAGAATTTAAAACGAGAACAGGATGTATCTTTAGTGATGATGTTAATCGCTTAGAATGGCTTTACGTTGGTGACTATGGTAAGGAGAATAACATCAAGGCGAATTTCTTAGGACTTAATAAAGAGATTAATGGCGTGAAACATCATGACGTAGATTTGACTGACAAAATGGTCGTTACTATCTCTACTCAAAAAGGTTGTCCTATGCGCTGCATGTTCTGTGATTGTCCTAAAGTAGGTTACAATGGTAATGCAAGTATGGAGGACTTATGGTTCCAAGTTGCACATGCTATCAGGAATAGTGGTTGTGAATATACCAAACGTTTTAACTTCCATTTGGCAAGAATGGGAGAACCTTCCTTTAATGCTTCGAGAGTTTTATCTTTTCTTGATAATAAGTTGCAAAATACAGTTTCAAATAGTATGAAAGCTGATGTTATTCATCCTGTATTTACGACTATGCTACCAAAAGCGAAAAAGGATGATTTAACTTCAATTCTGAATGATTTTTGTGCTATTAAGAATGAAACTTATTTAGGTGAAGCAGGACTACAGTTGTCAATTAATTCTACAAGTGATAATCAACGTAATGCGTTATTTCGTAATCGTTCTTGTTCGCTTGTTACTATTTCTAAGATAGCAGAGATGTTACCTATGCCTGTTGGCCGTAAATACACATTGAATTTCCCAGTGACAGCTGAGACTAAACTTGACCCTGTCGTTTTAAATAATCTGTTCGATAAAGATAAATTCATAGTTAAAATCACTCCTATTCATGAAACTAACGAAGCAAAAGATTTCAATCTTCAGACACAAATGGGATACTACAAATACGATGTTTATCGTCAGTTTGAACAACCTCTTTTAGATGCAGGATGGGATGTCATTGTTTTTATTCCATCATTGGAAGAAGATGAAGATAGAATTACATGCGGAAATGCTTTGTTGCATGATTTTATTAACAAATAGTATTAATTTAATAACCAATAAAAATATTATCAATTATGTTTAAACCGAATTTTGAACCAGAGAAGTGGCAAACAGGTATTCCACCAAAGTCAACCAATATGTATGGATTGCCAAAATTGTATTTATGTCAGACGTTAAATCTCGATTCTGCATTTGGATACAGATATTCTTACCAAGTAGGATTTGTAAACGAAGATAATAAATGGAATTTGGAAGATAATAGTATGTGTCACGTCACAAGATATACACAAATTATTTGTAAAGAAACAATGGAACAACTTGTAGATGATATAAAGAAAGTCCAAGAAAAAGAAAAGAGTATTTAATAAATAAGTAATACTTCACAAGGAGACATATTCAATAACCAAATATATGACTGTTAAAATTATGTTAAAAGCAGTTTTATATTTGGTTATGTTATTTTAATTTGATATCTTTGTACCATATAAACCAATACACATTTAATTATGACAATTTTTGATTTAAAAGAGTATTTTAAAAATACTGAGGAACCAAAGTTCTTTTTAAAAAAGTACTTTTCTTGGGGAGGAAATTATAGCGAAATTGCTTTCACACCATCCACACATGGCTCTAAAGAGGATACTTTATCCCTTTTGGAAGAATCAACAAGAGTGACCTTTAAAGGATTTAAAGGATGTAAAGCATGTGATTATGAATATGACGATGATACTCCTGTTCATTTTGAGTTTTACGAAGAATATATTGATGATAACGCTTTATATGAGGTATTATTAAACTTCAAGTTCAATGCATAAAATATGATTTCCGAGAAAGAATTACAAAAGATTACTAAAATAAGAGAAAAATATGGTTGTGGACTAAACTTTGCTAAGAAAGCACTGGAAAGTGGTGATGTAGAAAAGTTTATAGAAGACAATCTGGAAGAATCACGAAAGTTGGTGAATATTAAATTATAAATTATGACAAATCATTCAAAAGAAAAACGGAATATTTTTATAAAATACTGTTTTAATTCTTTTCACTCAGAAAAATTACGTAACTTTATAGATGATAAAAATATTTCTATTGATAGATTTAGATATCTATGTTCTGTAATGTCAGCTGCGGAAAAAGAAAATGAACCTTTTTGGTTGCCAAAAAGAATGATTTGAAAAATATAACTTATGGTTACAACAAATTTGTCAGTAAAAGAAATTGAGAATATACTTGTGAATTTTTTGGGCGGAGTCAGAACTAACATAATGGTTCCAAACTTATCATGGGGATTACTCAATCATGAAGCAGACTTTGTTAGTATAGATAAAAATGGTAATCTTACAGAAGTGGAAATAAAACGTTCGTTTGAAGATTTCAAAGCAGATTTTAAGAAAAAGAACTACCACGATACAGATGAACGTGTATCAAGATTTGGATATTTTGTACCTAAGTCAATTCTAAAAGAATGTATTGATTATAATAATGAACATTGTAAAGATGTAACATTTAATGGGAAGCCATATTTTGTTTTTGGATTCACTGACGATGGAAAGGTATATAATGGAGAAGAACATATTTTAAAAGGGAATTTCTCTTATTCAAGTAATCCAAAAAGTCGTAGATTATTCTTAGAAGAAAAATTAAAAGTAGCACATATTGGATGTATGAGAAACTATCCAATTGGAAATAAAAAAATAAAATAAAAGAAAAATGGAAAAGAAAGATTTAGCAGAAGAGTATTCTATCAAAGACTACGAGCGATTGAATGATAGTGAACCTATTTCTGAAGAAAACCTATGTTTTTCAATCATAGACATCAAAGCAGCTTTCAATGCTGGACGTGAGAGTGTAATAGAGAATGTGCCAGAATTGAAATGGAAAAGAGTTTGCAAAAATGGACCATACCTTGCCGTAACAGTTTTTGATTGGTTCTACAGGGTAGAATTTGTTGATAACAAATTTCATTTATTCAGTAATGGGTATTTTATTAGTTGTTATATCTCACTTTCAGATGCCAAGCAGGCAGCCAACGAACACTATAAACAATATATTAAAAAAACCTTAGAATTATGACAATATTAGAATTACAAAAGGAGCTTCAAGAAATGTACGAAAAGTACGGAGATATTGATGTGTCTATTCAAGATAGAACCAATGGCGGAGAATACTGCTGTCTAAGAAATATTGAAAGTGTAGAATTTGAGGGAGAATATCCCAACGAAATGGTTGTTCTGTCGTAAAAAGATAATTTGGAATTATGACAAGAGATAATGAAATAGCAAATGCAGCAGCAGAGTCAATGACAGAAACATTGATGTCATGCCCTATGGGTGAGTTTAGTCCGAAAGCAACCGACTTGCTGGAATGCGCTTATATAAAAGGTGCAGAATGGGCGGATAGCCACCCGTCATACTCATTGATAGTTAAAATTTGGAATTTAGCAACAAAGACAGCTATCGCACAAGTCAATAATGAAATGCCTTATTTCCAGTCAGAGAAAGAAATTGAAGAATTTATTATTAAGAAATTAAAGTTATGACTACACAAAAAGAAATAGATGAGATGTTTATCGGCATTTTGGAAAATATCTCAAAGATATGTGATAAAACAACATCTGGTAATGTTTCTCACAATATTGCTACAATTAAATATAAGTGTCGAGATATGTTGCAGTTTTACAAGCAATATCCTGTAACCCATTGGCACTCTGTTAAGGAAGGTGATTTACCACAAGAGGCAAAGGATTGTTTGTTTAGTTATCAAGGAGATATTTTTAAAGGTTGGATGTTTGGTGACAAAACCCTGCACTTCGATGATGGTTTTGCACCATATCTTGATATTTACGATGTAGATTATTGGATGGAAATACCTGAATTACCAACAGATTAAATTTTATATACATTGGACAAAAATAATGTTTACAAAGTAAAAATAACAAACGTTCAAGGAGTAGAATCATATTTAAGTGACGTGGCTAAACGTATATTTAAAGAGCAAAGCGAATTGGTAGATTTAAACCCTTGGAATTATGTTCAGACTGATGGATATCCACCAAAACATCTTTACAACAAGCCCCTTTTAGCCTCAGATGGAAAAGAAAATAATTGTTGGATAGATTATTTTAATGGGCAAGACTGTTGGGAATCTGGAATTGAAATAGAATATTGGATGGAAATACCTGCGATAGATAACAATAGTAAAATTAATAAACAATAAATAATATGTATATCAGCTATAATTTCCTTTTTTTAATTGTTTTTACACCATTATTATTAGCGATAATAGCATTTATATTCATTCATGTATTTAACCATATCAGATATACAAAGAAAGTTAGAAATTCTTTTGATTCCATTATAAAACAAAGAATGGATGAAGAAGATAAAAGAAGAAATAGTTTAATGGAAAGAATGAAACAGTTACAAAAAGAACATAATAAGTAGAGATATGAACGAAATAATAGAGAAATTCAAGAAAGAACTTGGATATAAAGTTTCCATTTATAATGGAAGATTAATTTATGATGGAAATCTCATTTTAAAGCGTACAGGTATTAGAGAATTACCTGACAACTTAACAATTATGGGGACTCTTGATTTATATGATACTGAAATCGTCAAATTACCCAACAATTTAACAGTTAAGAAAAACCTTTATGCAAATTATACATATATCACTGAGATACCAGACAGTTTAATTGTAGAAGATAGTATCTATTTGGGCAATACACCTATAACAAAACTACCTGATAATTTAATTGTAAACGGTGAGTTAGACCTAAGTAATACACCTATCACAAAACTACCTGATAACTTAACAGTACGTAAAAGTTTAATTCTCAATAATACTTCTATCACAGAACTTCCTGACAACTTAAGTGTTGGTAAAGACCTTGATTTAAGTTTTTCACAAATTAAAAGATTACCTAATAATTTAACAGTACATGGTATTTTAAAATTAGCTAATACACCTATCACAGAACTTCCTGATAACTTAAGTATTAAAGGTAGTGCCAATTTAATTCATACGCACATAACAAAGCTCCCAGATAATTTAAAGGTCGGTAAAAACCTATATTTATCAGATACAGACATCATAGAGTTACATGGTCCTTTAATAGTTAATGGGAATCTGGATTTAAGCAATACCCCTATTGGATTTCTTCCAGACAACTTAACCATTACTGGTTATCTTAGTTTAAGATGTACGCATCTCAAAAAGGTTCCTAATAACTTAACCGTTGGTGATTGGGTTGATTTAAGTAATACACTTATTACAGAATTACCTGATAACTTGATAGTTGGTGGATATATAGCATTGGATGATACAAATATAGAAGCGCTACCTGATAATTTGATAGTAAGTGATAGTCTTATTATGAGACGTACTGGCATTACAAAGTTACCTAATAACTTAACATTGGGTGGCAGTCTATTACTATCTGGCACACCTATTACAGAGTTACCTGATAATTTGACAATTAATGGTAATCTTGACCTAAGTGATACAAAGATTACAAAATTACCTGACAACTTAACAGTTATTGGTGATTTATACTTATATGGTGTTAATATAAGAGAACTACCTAATAATCTAACTGTTAGAGATGAGTTGTTTATACGAGTTCTATATGTTAGAGATTTTTCACAAATTAATAGGAATATTTCACCACAACATATTAATAATGCTATCTTATTGGAGAGAGACGGAGTGAGATATATTAAAGCCGATGGCATTTTCAGTGTTATTGATTCTCACCATGGCAATGTATATAAGGTACATCAGCTTGGACAAGAAGATAAACCGCTTTATCTTGTAACCGATGGTGATAACCATTGGGCACATGGTGCAACTATTAAAGAAGCTAAAGCAGACCTTATATATAAGATAAATGATAGAGATACATCTGCTTATAAGAATTTGTCACTGGATGATATGTTGTCTTTTGAGGAAGCAATTGCTGCATATCGCACTATCACTGGTGCATGTTCAGCTGGTACAAGAAATTTCATTGAGAACAGTTTACCAACTCCTCATAAAGACAAGTACAGTATTAGAGAGATTATCGAATTGACTACTGGTGAATATGGTGGTAAGGCATTTGCAAAGTTTTTTAAATAAGACTTGATTAGATTATGGATAAATTCATTGAACAACTTAAGGAGTTAAAATGTATCATTTTTGAACATAAAGATAAAGGTCTACATTTCATTAGTGACCTTTATTTGAAAGGAAGTGACATAGATTATCTTCCAGATAATTTAACCATTGATGGTAGTCTTGATATACGTGATACCAATGTTACAAAACTCCCAGATAATTTGACTATCGGGGATTGTTTTCTTTTAGTGAAATGTAATATTACAAAATTACCCAATAATTTGACAGTTGGAGAAAGTATATATGCACAAGACTCAAGTATAACTGAACTCCCTGATAACTTAAGAGTCGGAAATGACCTTATTCTAAGGAATACGAAAATAACGAAGTTACCTAATGGATTAACTGTTGGTGGTTGTCTTGATTTAACCAATACAAATATTACAGAGTTACCAGATGACTTGAATGTTGGTGGTAGTATTTTTCTTCAGAACACTAAAATTACAAAACTTCAAGATAATTTGGTCGTTAATGGTAATCTTGATTTAAGAAATACTAAAATTAAAGAACTACCAAATAACCTTACAGTTGATTATAATCTTGATTTAGAAGGAACAGAAATCACAAATATTCCAGACTCTTTAATTGTAGGGAATGAACTTTGTTTAAAACGTACAAAAATTACAGAATTGCCAAATAACTTCACAGTTGGAGGATATCTTAATTTAGCTGAGACTACCATTGCTGTTCTCCCTGATAATTTAACCGTTGGTCATTCTTTAAATATAAGAAATACAAAAGTTGTAAAACTTCCAGACACTTTACAATTTGGTTGGGGTCTTGATTTAAGTGGTACGAAGTTTACAGAATTACCAGATAACCTAACTATACCTGGCAGACTTATACTGAACGAAAGTAATATTAAAGAGTTACCGAGCAATTTAACGGTTGGTGAATGTTTAGAAATAAGAGGTTTAAATTTAAGCACTCTTCCAGATAATCTAACTGTGGGTGGATACATTTACCATAGTAATTTAAAAGAAAAAGTTTTATCGAAAGTCAATAAGATTTTTTCTCCAGAACAGCAGAAAAAGATTTATGATTTACTGAATATGGCTCTTTTTTGGGAGAGAGATGGCGTGAAGTATATTAAAGCTGAACGTATCTTCTCAGTTATTGATTCTCACCATGGGAATGTATATAAGGCACATAAAATTGGTGAAGAAGATAAACCATTTTACTTTATTACCGATGGTGACAATCATTGGGCACATGGTGAGACTCTTGTAGAAGCTAAAGCTGACCTTATTTACAAACTAAGTGATAAGAGTACGACTATATACAAGAAGTTATCATTAAATGACACATTATCTTACGTGGAAGCAATTGTTGCATATCGCACTATTACTCATGCTTTAGATATTTGGGTTAGGGATTTTGTTAAAAATAGACTTCCATTTTATCGTAAGAATAAATACACTATTAAAGAGATTATAAATTTTGCTAAAGATGGATATTGTGGGGACACCTTTGCAAAATTTTTCAAGAAGAGTAAAAAGAAATAATTAAAAAAATAAAATTATGACATCATCTGATTTACAAAATAGACGTTATCAAATTGCTAAAGATTATATCTCAGTAACTGCAGAATATAAAGAGAATGAAAAGAGAACTGTACCAAAAACTTTGGCACGTTTTGCAGTAGCTTGTGCTGATGCGCTGATTGAAGAATTAACAAAAGAAGAGGATTAAATCATGGCAAGGGTCATTAACTATCCTTCAGTTACTAATAATTTTAAATAAAATTTAATAATAACTTTATAAAGCCGTAGGCTTTATTATATTTTAATTAGATAAGTAAAAAATCATGGTTGTACAGGAAGACTGCAAGACATTTTATGATGACTTATGCAAAGTCATAAGTTCTCACCTGTTATCACACAACGACATAGATAATGCTATGTCCAAGTGCGACAAGTCTTCTTGCGCAATGACTGTTAAGTCATGGTTCTCGATAAAACAAGTCACAGCCAATAATAATAATTCACAAACATTCTTTCCAGCTCTTACAGAAGGTACAGTATCAAGCACTACTGTTACAAAAACAAGAAGGATAAGAATTTATCCGACACAACAGCAGAAGAAACTCTTTAAACAGTGGTTCGGTGTGGGACGAAAAGTATATAACACTTGTATTAATCACTTTAATAAAAAGGATATTAAGGTGAATGGATGGATGAAGATGAGTACTTTAGTACTACATTCGCTCACTGAAGAGTATATAAAGATTGTACCTTGCCAGATAAAGAATATGGCAGTGAAGGATTCTTACACATCATGGATGACTAATTGTAAGAAAACAAAGAAGTCTGGCAAACCATTTAAGCTGAGTTATAAGAGTCGTAAGAACCCTGTACAAAGTTGTTATATACCAAAAACTGCTGTGTCAGAAAGCGGTATTTACCATACACTAAGTGGGAAACTAAAGTTCTCTGAAAGAGAGTGGCTAAAGAACGATATATGTGATTGTCGTCTCATTTACGACCACGGAAGATGGTATCTTTCTGTACCTCAGAAGATAGCTACTATGCCTACCGAAAACCAAGGCGGTATTGTTGCTTTAGACCCTGGGGTTAGGAATTTCCTTACCTACTTCAGTGAAGATGGACGATTTGGATGGCTTGGTGTACACGCCTTTGACAGAATATTGAGACTTAACCTAAAGCGTGACCACCTCTTAAGCAAGTTGGCACTCACAAAGGATAAAAGAAAGAAAGGTAAGTTAAAGCGTACATTGAACAGAACGTTTCATAGAGTACAAGACTTGGTTGATGAGTTGCACTGGAAATGCATAAATTATCTTGTACACAATTTCTCTGTCATCGTATTCCCTCCTTTCGAGGTTAAAGGTATGACGAAAAAAGGTAGAAAGTTACGCAAGAGCATTGTACGCTCTATGCTTTCCCTCAGATTCTTTGAGTTTAAGGAGAGATTGAAACAGAAATGCAAGGAGTGTGGTGTGGTTTATATTGAACAAAATGAGTCATACACAAGTAAGACCAATAGCTTTACAGGTGAGTTAATAACTAACTTGGGTGGTAAAGAATGGTTTATGTATGATGGAATTAAGGTCCACAGGGACCTTAATGGTGCCCGTAACATATTGATACGGGCGATGAGAGATAGCTCCGCTGCAGGCTGAAATGCCTGTGGATGATTAGTAACAAGGCTAACACTTGTGTTAGGATTTGTTAACGAACAACTATCGGATAAATGCTTACTTGACTTTAATATAAAATTCGATTTCATAGATTATGACAATTGTCCATTATTGGAATTTCAGATAACGACAGATGATAAGGAGTGGACTTTTCTGTCAGACCCTATTGATGATTATTTTAATTTATAGTTAAAATACTATAAAATACTGCATTATATTTGGAATTTAATATATTATTCACTATCTTTGTGACATGAAAAAGAAAGAACTTAAATGGCATGATGTCAAGATGTTTGATTTTCCAAAAGAAAGTGGAGATTATCTGTGCTATCACAATGATGAATACTTTATTGCGTGGTTTAGTAAAAATTCGTTAGATTTTATGGATAATTATTCTCGGCTTGATGTAACATTAGAAGTTGATTATTGGATAGATTTGTCCGATTTGCCATCATTTAAAGAAACATAATAAAAATGAATAGTATAACAATTAACGATAAACAATACATTTACACAAACGAATCAGAAGATTGCTCTGACTGTGATTTGCGTAATCTTTTCAACAAATGTCAATTCATATGTAATGGATTTGGTAATTTGTTAGATGATAAAATAGCTGGTGTTTTTAAAGAACTTAAAATAGAATAATCTTATGGAAAATAGAATTGTCCAATTAAATGAAAATGAGTATAATAAACTCAATGAGAAAGCATCTTTAAATGATTCTCAAATCAAAGAACTGGCTGAAAAATACTACCAGGAACGTGGTATTTTCAGAATTGACATTACACAGCAATTAAAAGACTTTGACGATTGTTATCGAAGCTATGATGTTTATTCTTTTTGTACTGAAAATGGACGATATAAAGAAGAAGAATTTAAACCTATAATTTCACAGAAAGATAGGAAACGTATTAATGCTTTAGCAGAAAAGATTGTACGTGAACAATATGAGAAGAAATATGGTCCGACTGATGCATTTCTAAAAGAAGCAAACAAAGAAATTAAATTGTTTCGTATTATTAAATATGTTCTATATGGAATAGCACTTAGCGGATGGGGAGTTGCTGGTGGAATGATAGCTTGTAATATATTCAAATAACATAACAAATTGTTCTATGGAAAGAGAAATACTGTTTCGTGGTTTTGATAATGTCAAAAATGAGTGGGTTTATGGAGATTTGATTCATCTTTCTAATGGTTATGCTATTAGGAAATTAGAAGATGATATTATGTCATTTACCAGAGTTGATAGAAATAGCATTGGGTAATATACTGGTGTTAAAGATGGTAATATCAAGAAAATGTTCGAAGGTGATATTATTAAGGTTGTTAACTGTTCTTCAGTTACTAATAATTATTAATAATTTTCAATAAAAACTTGATAAAGCCGTAGGCTTTATTATATTTTAATTAGATAATAAATAATATATATGTTAGTAGGATTGAAAAAGGCAGTGGAACTGTCTGGTCTACATCCTAACACACTAAGGACTTATGCAGATAAAGGAATCATTAAAGCAACAAGATTGTCACCCAGAGGAAGACGGTTGTATGACTCCGAGTCATTTAACCTCTACAAAAAGGGTGAAAAAACAGATGATAGTAAACTCGTCTGTTACTGCAGAGTGTCCAGCAGTAAACAAAAAGATGACCTCGTTAGGCAAGTCGCATATATGCGACAACAGTTCCCAAATGCAGAAATCATACAAGATGTCGGAAGTGGACTTAACTACAAAAGAAAAGGACTGCAAGACATTTTACGACGACTTATGCAAGGACATAAGTTCACACTTATTGTCGCACACAGAGATAGATTGTGCCGTTTCGGATTTGAATTGTTCGAATACCTCTTCCAGTGTAATGGCGGTGAAATCATGGTTCTCGACAAAACAAGTTACAGCCCACAACAAGAACTCACAGAAGACTTACTGGCAATCCTGCATGTCTTCTCGTGCAGAATGCATGGTCTCAGACGCTATTGTGACAAAATCAAGACGGATAAGGATTTATCCGTCACAACAACAGAAGTGCCTCTTTAAGCAGTGGATTGGTGTGGGGCGCAAGGTGTACAACACCTGCGTAAATCACTTTAACGAGAAAAATATTGTCTTTAAGGGTTGGATGCAGATGAGTACTGTCGTCTTAGCAGAACTCACTGAAGATTACATAAAGTCCGTACCTTATCAGATAAAGAAGATTGCAGTGAAGGACTCTTATACAGCACGGAAAACTAACTGTAAGAAAACAAAGCAGTCTGGCAAACCATTTAAGTTACGTTATAAAAGTCGTAAGAACCCAGTACAAAGCTGTTATATTCCTAAATCTGCTGTGTCAGAGAGTGGAATTTATCACACAATTAGTGGGAAACTAAAATTCTCTGAAAAAGAGTGGCTGAAGAATGATATATGTGATTGTCGTCTCATTAATGACCACGGAAGATGGTATCTTTCCGTACCCCAGAAGATAACAACAGTTGCTACCGAAAACCAAGGTGGTATAGTTGCCTTAGACCCTGGGGTTAGAAATTTCCTTACCTACTTCAGTGAAAATGGACGATTTGGATGGCTCGGCATACACGCCTTCGACAGAATACTGAAACTTAACCTAAAGCGTGACCACCTGCTAAGCAGGTTGGCACTTACAAAGGATAAGAAAAAGAAATGCAAGTTAAAGCGTACACTGAACAGAACGTATCACAGAATACAGGACTTGGTAGATGAATTGCACTGGCAGTGCATAAATTACCTTGTACACAATTTCTCAGTTATCGTATTTCCACCTTTCGAGGTAAAAGGTATGACAAAGAAAGGACGTAAGCTACGCAAGAGCGTTGTACGCTCTATGTTATCCCTTAGATTCTTTGAATTTAAGGAGAGATTGAAGCAAAAGTGCAAGGAGTGTGGTGTTATGTATATTGAACAAAATGAGTCATACACAAGCAAAACAAACAGTTTCACTGGTGAGTTAATGACTAACTTGGGTGGTAAAGAATGGTTTATGTATGATGGAATTAAGGTCCACAGGGACCTTAATGGTGCCCGTAACATACTGATACGGGCGATGAGAGATAGCTCCGCTGCAGGCTGAAATGTCTGCGGATGATTAGTAACAAGGCTGACATTATTGTCAGGATTTGTTAACGAACAACTATCGGTGAAGCTATTTAATTTTCCAAGTGGAGAAATTGAATACGAAACTGGTGTAATAGTATATTCAAAAGATATTTTCATTATTTCAGGCAAGAGATTTGACCACAATCTGATTGGTATACGTGAAAACGAAACACGTAGTATTATCGGTAATGTATTTGAAAACCCAGAATTAATTAACGAATAAACATTATGAGTTATATTGCTTCCAAGAATCTTACCGCACGTAAAGAACATTTCTGTGAATTATGTAGTTGCAAAATTAATACAGGACAAAAGTATAAAAAAGTAACTGGTGCTGATGAATATGGAATTAGTAGTAGTTCATATCATACTGAGTGTTCAGAACTATTTTCACGTATACACTGGACTGAAGAAGACCCTCAAGTATTGACAGATTCATTTGAGTGTTTTATATGCGACTATATAGATGAACATCATCGTGATGCAACAACTGGTGCTATAGAAGATGAATGGAAGAACCTATCTCGTTATGATACAGCTAAGAAAGTATTGGAAGAATAATATGAAGCGTAAGTGTCTAAATTGTAAATACGGTTACACCCCCATCCCAGGTCATGAACGAATTGATTCTCAGAGTTGTAGCTTTGGATTGAAAGATGGTGCTTCTCCTGTCGGAGAATTTTGTCCTATGGATGGTAAACGGTTACAGATTTTTAGAAAAGGAGGTGAAAAATGAAAGCAAAAGTCAAAGACACTGGCGAGATAGTAGATGTAAGGTTTGCTATTCATCCTAACCCTGACGTTGCAGACACTTATTGGTGGTGCAAGGATAAAGAAGAAAGTTATCATAAGAGTGAACTTGATTTCATGGAATGTGATATTGATTGGGAGCAACGCAGGTACGAATTAGCAAAAGAAGCAATGAATGGTCTTTTGAGTGCTGTTGTAGATGGAGTTAACCCAAGCCCAAGTGTAGAAGATACTGTAACCCTTTCTGTGACACTTGCTGATGCATTAATCAGAAAACTGAAAGAAGAATAATAAATGTGGAAGGTATGAAAAGAGAAAACTTATTTAGGGCGAAATGTGCTGGTGTTTGGCGTTTTGGACATTATGTGCATTTTGATAAAAAACCAACAAATTCATTCTTTAATCCCAACTACAATGATTTCATTATAACTGAGGACGGACATTGTTATCCAATTACTGATATATCATCTATCGGTCAGTATACTGGATTAATAGATAAAAATGATGAAAGAATTTTTGAAGGAGATATCTTAAGATGTTATAAGATAGATAGTTACTGCATTAATCCAGATTGCGACCTTGCTTTACAGGATTATTCAGGTAAGATTGTAATGTTAGAACTGCCTGTAGAATATATTTTTGATGGTTTTTGCTTGGATGACGGTACTTGTTATCCAATACCAATATCAGATTGTGGATTACATGAAGAAGATATTAATGAAATAAGACAAATTATAGAGAACGATTCTTATTTCGATACCAATGGATATAAACTTGATGATACAATTCTTGGTGTTGAAATCATCGGAAATGTTACAGATAATCCCGACTAATTTTAAAAAATAAAACATGAAGAAAATACTTTTCAATGATAAATTTTTGCTTACGCAAGAAGTTCTTTATGGAAATAAGACAATGACAAGACGATTACTAAAAGATAATGTACCTCTTGGTAATTGGGAGGAAACGGCAAAGCACCTGTCTTATAAGGTTGGTGAAGTTGTTGCTATTGCCCAAAGTTACAAATCTATATATGCAGAAATGATTGAGGATTTTGCAAAACATAACTATCATACCCCAAGAGAAGATGCTGCTGAAAATTTCAGAAAAGAATATGAGAATACGGCTGGCTGGAATAATAAAATGTTCGTAAAAGCTGCTTTACTCCCACATCATATCAGAATTACAGATGTAAAGGTGGAAAGATTGCAGGAAATTTCTGAGGAAGATGCATTAAGAGAAGGTATTGAAGAATTTTGTTTCGACTATTTTCTCCCAAATGATTATTCTAAACCATTTCTGATGCCACGTGATGCATTTGCTTTCTTAATTGATAAGGTTGGAAAGAAAGGAGATTGGGATAAAAATCCTTTAGTTGCAGCATATACATTCGAATTAGTAGATTAGTGTATGGGCTTGACTAAATCACAACGTCGTAGGAAATGGCTAATGGCAGGACTCGATGAAGATATGGAATATTTCTACGGAACAGTAGAAGTGCGAAAGAAGATAGAAGACAAGTGGAACAAGCATAATAAATAAAATTATGGATAAGAATGATGAGTAATACCTATCATATTCGTAAGTATTAATTTTTATACAAAATTGCTATATTTATAAATAAAAACTTATGGTAAATTTTACAAAAATAATAAAGGAAGAAGTCAGCAATATAATCCAAGAAGCAGACCGTCATCGTCCTGGATACTATAAAGAATATAACGAAAGACGTAAAAAAGAAGGTAAATCTACTGATAGACATCGTCCTGGGTATTATGAGGAATATGAAGAAAAACGTACTAATCGTGGTAAAAGACCTGATAGGCATCGTAAGAATTATTACCACGATTACAACAAAGCCCATCCTGAACGTTTAGATAGAGGTTATACCACTGGTTATAAAAATGGTAATGTTTCAGATGGTCCTATAGACCAACAAAATCGTCCAAGAGTAGATTTTATGGGCAGACCTATTACCAATGATAGTTTTAATGATTTATTGAGAAATAAAGAGTCACAGTGGTATGATGACGATGTATTTGGGGCTTAAAAATATTAAAGCAGACATTTATTTGTCTGCTTTTTTGTTTTTATTAACATAAATAATTTTGTAATACCAATTATTTTTCTTACTTTTGCATCATAAATAAACAAATAATATAAAGATATGATTCAGCGTATTGATTTTACCGACATTAATAATGCACCTATTAGTTATTTGAGTGATATTGATTTCTTTAAGAAGAATAAGTCAGTTTCTTTCAAATCTGGTGTAAATGTAATAGTTGGTTTAAATGGTTGTGGAAAAACAACATTGTTAAACCTAATTCGTAGATATACTTTATGTCTGAATAGCACAACATCTACTTGTCCATCTGGGAACTTAGAATTTAGTGATTTGTTGACTAAGTATGGAAGTAGTGATAATATTTGCGATGGAGTTAAAATCATTAGCGATTATCAAGACGTTGTATTTAACATGTTGGAACACAATGTGCTTGAAAGAAGAGAGAATTTCCTTCAAGACCGTGTTAAATTTCAATCATACTTTAATAATCTTCATTGCTCTACAGGAGAAGGTATTTCTAATGGTTTAGACATGCTTTTCAAAACGATGTTTGATTCTAAAACAAATTTGGAATTTCCATTTAAGAAACTAAAAGAAATAGCTAATAGTGATTTCTTTCCTCATCAAGATAAAGCAAAACAATTACTTCAATATTATAAAGAAAATTCATTCCAATACGATAACCCAGCAGATTTTGAGTTTACAGTATTGATGGATGAACCTGATAGGAATCTTGATATAAATAGAGTTAAAGAAATATACGACATTCTAACACATAAGAAAGAAAATACACAAATAATTGCTGTCATTCATAATCCAATTTTGATTTATAAACTTTCAAAATGTAGTCATGTTAACATTGTTGAAATGACAGAGAATTATGTTGAAGATGTTGTTAAATTTGTAGAAGATGCAAAATAATTGATATACGGTATGAAGTTAAATAAATGTGTTGAAGAAATGCAGGCAGCCCTTGAAACAATGGGTGATGTGGACGTTAATATGACGATATTGACCAAAGAAGAGTTGAAAGATACAATTAGTAAAGAGTATGTAATTAATCTTCTTGAAGAGTTTAAGAATACACATTTCAATAATATTGAATGTGATACTTGTTTGAGTGATTGTGAAGATTTTAATGGTTTAATTAATAATATAAAAAATTATGGTATTTGAAATTTCATCAAAAGATGCGTCACAGGATTGGCTGTATCCAATGTTTAGTATTGAAGTTGTAACAAATTCTAAAGATAAGGGATATGACTATAATGAGGTAAATGTTATGACTTATTCGACAGGTCTTATTCATTTCTTGCAAAATAAAAAAGATGAAGCAAATTTTGACTATAAAAAATTTGCAAAAGATTGTCTTGACATTGAAATGATTAGAGTACATATTAGTACAGAACATTTTGCTCATTATCTTCTTATTAAAGAAGTTCGAGAACACTATGAAGCGATAAATAAAGAGATAAATGATATCGTTCAGAAATTCGTTGAGAAATATAATCTCGTTTTAAAATAAAATTAAAAATACTATAGTTAAATCATTTGATTAAAATCTTATGGTTTAACTTTTTTTTATTATATAAAATTTGAATATATAAAATATTTTATATACCTTTGTAGCATAGATTTAAATATATAAAATTATGAATGATACTGAACAGAAACTAAATAGTTTAAAGAATCAACTTGAAGTTACTCGTAGAAAGGAGAATGAAATACAAAATGAGATTGAAAAACTTATGACCTTTTTAGAAAAGAATTTAAAAGTTGGGGATTGTTTTGAACATGCTTCTTCATTTATACGAATATTGGATGTAGAAGAACAATATGTTACATATATGAATTTGGATAATGATAAACATCATGGAGACTTATATATTGATTCGGGATGTAGATGTACAATTAACTTTCTTTTATCAACTTACACAAAAATAACAGAAGAGTGTTTTTTGAAAAAGTTGAATGAATGTTTAAAAGCTGCACTTGAAATAGGAACAAATTTTAATACAAAATAGATTATGTTTGATATAAATAAAGTTGTTGATTATTTAAATGAAAATTATAATCAACAAAGAAAAGAAGAAATTCCTAAGATTGATGTGTATAATAAGGAAACAATCATTTCCTTCTGGGGATGTGGCGCTTATGTTCTTCACAAAGATTTAATTACTGATATCTATGAAGATGATGGACATTGGTTTGGTAATGAAAAAGAAAATTTTTACACTTATAGCAAAGGTTGGATTGATGCTAAAATAGCTGCATATAATCATTTGAAAGATTATCTCAAAGAACATGGTTATCCAGAATATTCTGTTATACATGTTGATGAATTTGGTGAAAAAGAATATTGGGACAAAGATATATGTGGTTACTCTTTAATTCAAAAAAAAGAAAAACCTTATCAAAAATATACATCTTTACCATTTTTTGATATAAAAATTAAAGAGTGTGATGTTAAAACACCTCTGTTTGATATAGGAATTGAAGAGTATGATATTAAATTACATACAAATTCATTAAAGCATCATGAACGACGTGTCAAAGATTATGATGGATTAAGAGAAATATCTTTCATAGCATTAACATCATACAAAGAAAAATTATTAAGTAGAAAATATAATACTATAACATGGATTCCTGAAAATAAAAAATATAGAAGTACCTATAAAGGATGCTGGTTGAAATCTATAGAAAAATATAATGAAAACTACTCACGTTATATTTTTAGAACAGATTTTGCAAATTGGTTAGAAACTTTTGAATAATATAGATTATGGAAATAAAGAATGAATCAGAATTATTAAATATGTTCTGCGATGAGTTTTATAGTATTCCTTTGATGCATGCACCATTTCTTAACACAGAATACAATGAGGTGTGGAGTACTGATGGTCGTGTCTTTATTGGGATTAATCCAGAGATTCTTACTAATGATTATCCTAAAGATAAATACCCTCTTCCTGAGTTAGAGTTCCCTTGTGAAAAAACAATAACATTAGAAGCATTAAATAAAGCATTCGATTTATGCCCTATGATTGATGAAGAAATTGTAGTAGAGGGTGCTGTGGAATGTGAAGAGTGTGATGGAAAAGGTGAAGTATATTGGGAATACAAAGATAGTCACTTGGAAACTCATGAACGTTTGAAGGATTGTCCTATATGCTATGGCACTGGAGCAATTGAACCTTGCAAAACAAAGAAAACAGGCAAGAAGATTATAGTAGAAGATACTGTTATAGAAGTCGGAAATGCCCATATCTTTGCTAATCGTCTTAAATTTCTAAAGGCTGTAATGGAGTACTTTAAAGTAGATACTGTTAAGATGGTTCATAATGCCCCTTATGATGCAAGTGAGTTTATTATAAACAAGGGTGTACGTGTTATCATTATGGCTAAGTTACCTGATTTAAATTGTGAATGCAGTGTTAAGTTAGAATTAATTAATTAGCGTATGGAGTTAATAGATGAATCTAAGCCTATCGCACGTAAGGACTATGTTTGCGACTTATGTAACCGCAAAATCCGCAAAGGGCAAAAGTACCGAAGGCAGTTTATCCGAGACTATAGCGGTGAAGTATGGTCTTTCAAAGGGCATGAAGAGTGCTGTGAGCTGACATCAATTATTGATTTCAGCGAATACTACGAAGGAGTCGATAACTACGCTTTTGAGGAAGCAATCACAAATTATGTTCAAGAATATCATAACGATGCAGAAGACGCTATTAATATTGTTTTTCAGAATCGAAAGTATTACGACTTAGTGAAGATGATATTGGCTGAGCTGAAAGAGAAAGGTCCACAGAGACCTTAATGGTGCCCGTAACATATTGCTACGGGCGATGAGAGATAACTCCGCTGCAAGCTGAAATGCTTGTGGATGATTAGTAGCAAAGCTAACATTATTGTTAGGATTTGTTAACGAACAACTATCGGGATTAAACATATTAAATTAATTGGTTAAAACAGACAAACTATGGAAGTTAAATATAAAAGTGGTGATACAATTACAATCCCAGAAGGCTGTAAAGTATCTATAAAGGACGGATGCGTGGTTTTTGAGAAAAAACAGACTTTCAAAGACGGAGATATACTTGTTAGTGTAGAAAAGAATTTTAGACGAAATGCTTTTATTTACAAAAGCACCGATGATGAAGGTTTTCATTCTTACTATATCGGATTAGATTCCTGTGGTCAGCTTTCTTTATGTGAAAAATCTACTAATAGATGGGGCAATGATGAATTATCCTACGCTACCGAAGAAGAAAAACAACTACTCTTTGATAAGATGAAAAAACGCAATTTAAGATGGAACGTAGAGAAGAAACAAGTAGAGAATATAAGATGGAGAGCCGATATTGGTGAATATTACTACTTTGTAGCAACCACTGGCTTAATCTGCAAAGCAGAAAGTAAAAAAGAAGAATTGTATACAGATAATTACAGATACTCGTTTTTTAATCAGTTCCGCACTGAAAAGCAAGCGCAAGAAGCAGCAAAGCGAGTGGAAGAAACGCTTGAAAAATATCACAATGAAATCGGAGAATAAAATTCCTACGTATTGTACACACCCTATCTATCATTGTAATGATGGAATAGATACCGTTAATTGTTGGAAATATTTGAATGAACAATTCAAAGAATGTCCTTATAACAAATGCGAATTTTTTAAAGACAAAACGTATGACTAAAAGTGAGAAAGAAATAATAGAGAAATTCTATAAAGAAACTTGGTGTGAACTTTCAGTTAAGGACGGAAAGTTTTATTATAACGGAAATCTTGATTTGGTTGGTAATAAGATTATTAGTCAGTTACCAGACAATTTAACTGTTAATGGTTTTCTTGACTTAACTCGTTCATCTATTATAGAATTACCCAATAATTTGACAGTCAATGGTTTTTTGTCAGTATGCTGTACTTATACCACAAAATTGCCAGAAAATTTAAAAGTTGGTGGAGACTTATTTTTGACTAATACACTTATAACAGAGTTACCTGATAACTTAATAGTTAATGGTTCTCTATGTTTGAATTACAGTAATATCACAAAACTACCTGATAAATTAACCATTGGTAGAAGTATTCACTTGGAACATACGGATATTAACAGTTTACCAGAAAACTTGACCGTTTTTGGAGACCTTGATTTAAGTTATAGTGCTATTAAAGAATTACCAGAAAACTTAACAGTCGGAGGATATCTTAATATAAGTAATACAGATATCACAAAACTTCCTGATAATTTGATAGTTGGTAGTTATCTCAGTGCATATCACACAAATATATCCAAGTTCCCTAATAACATAATAGTTGGAGAAGGTATGGACCTAAGTTATACTAATATTACAGAACTTCCTGATAACTTAGTTGTTAACGGTTCTCTTATGCTTCGTGAGACTCCTATTACTACGCTTCCTGATAATTTGAAAGTTAATGGTGACATAGACCTATGTCATACAAATAATTTGCATCTACCTGATAATTTTACTGTTACTGATAGCCTTATTTTGGTTAATAGTCGTATAAAAAAATTACCTAACAACTTAACTGTCGGTGATTATCTTGAACTAAATAGTTCAGATATAATAGAACTACCAGATAACTTAACAGTTGTAGATTGTATTTTAATAGATAATCCAGAAATTATAGATGTTTCACAAGTTAATAGAGAGCTTTCTCCAGAACAGCAAAAGAAAATTCATGATATTAAAAATATGGTTCTTTTCTGGAAGAGAAATGGTGTGAGATATATTAAAGCTGATGGAATTTTCTCAGTTATTGACTCTCACCATAGTAATGTATATAAAGTACATAAACTTGGGCAATAAAATAATCCACTTTATCTTATCACTGATGGTGAAGGTCATTGGTCACATGGGGCAACTCTTGCAGAAGCTAAAGCTGACCTTATATATAAGATAAATGATAGAGATACATCAGATTATAAGAATTTGTCACTGGATGATACGTTGTCTTTTGAGGAAGCTATCGTTGCATATAGGTCTATTACTGGTGCTTGTTCAAGTGGTACAAGAGACTTCATTGAGAATAGATTGCTGACTCCTCATAAGGAAAAGTACACTATTAGAGAGATTATAAAATTAACTGCTGATGAGTACGGAGGAGAAGAGTTCGCTAAGTTTTTTAAATAAAAATAAATAATATGGAAGTAGAATTAACTGTAAAAAAGAAATTTGATGTACATTATTTAAAAGTAGATGCTGGTGTACGTTATTGGAATGATAGTGATGTCAATGGTGAAGAAGATATTGATTTTTATGAAACTGAAGGTGTAGGTATTCCAAAAATGCCTTGTGCTGTACAAGTCAAAGATAAACCTGAAAGCAACATATACTCGGACCATTATAGATGGCAACCTATTATTGATATAAATAATGGACAAATTATCAATTGGACTCAAGGTGTATCTGCTTTTGTTCATTACAAAGTTTGTGATGAAGGAGAATACATTTTACTTGATAAAGATAAAAATGAAATTGTTTCAATACAAAGTTATGTTCCTTATGTTCTTTATCCAGAAGATGAATCATATGGTGATTATATTATAATGTCAATAGATGAAAAGGGATTTATAAAAAACTGGCATTGTGATAGTGCTGCAATCGAATATTTAGTAAGAAACGCTTTTGATTAGTTATTATGAAGAAAATATTTTGTAATTTTGCAAACAAGTTTAAAAGATTTTTCGGTAAGTCAGTTAAAAAAGTGACAACATATTCTAATGGATGTGGTTGTCACTGGTTTGAAGACAATTTATAAAAAAATATAATTATGGAAGTAACAGTACAAGATGGTGATACCATCAATATCCCACGTGGTTTAAAGCCAATCATAAAAGATACTTATATTACATTTAAGAAACAACCTATTTTTAAAAATGGCGATGTTTTAATTTTTGAGCAAACTGATGAATCCTACAAATGTAAAACTATCTTTATATATAATGGGGAACAAGATGAAAATGGATATTATCATTTTCATATTCTAAGAGATGTAGATGGTGAACTACTTAAAGATAGTTATATAATTTGTGACTCTGGTCAATTGCGTCATGCAACAATAGCTGAGAAATATGCTTTCCTTCAACAACTGAAACAAGAAAATTTGAAGTGGAATGACAACGAAAATAAAATTGAACACATAAATTGGAGAGCAAAAAAGAATGAGAAATATTTCCATCTTTACTCAAATCTAAAAGTGGATAGTACGACTGAATCAGGTACATGGATTGATGACGAAATGTATGATTCAGGAAATTATTTTAGAACAAAAGATTTAGCATGTCAATGCAGGTTGGAATTACTGTCAACATTACGAAAATTTCATGAAGACATAAAAGAATGATATAAAAGAGATAGCAAAATTTGTTATCTCTTTTTTTGTTTATATGAATTTATTTTTGTATCTTTGCAACAGAAATTATTATTTTATGATTTTAGAACATAAATTCCATATTGGTTCTTCTTGTAATATGCAAGAATTAGAAGATAATTCTATCGAACTTGTTGTAACATCGCCTCCATATCCTATGATTGAGATGTGGGACGATTTGTTTATTTCAGGTAATTCTGATATAGAAAAGTGTCTTCAAGATAGACCAATTGATGCATTTGAATTAATGCACCAACAATTAGATTGTGTATGGTCTGAATGTTACCGAGTACTCAAGTATGGATGTTATATGTGCATAAATATTGGTGATGCTACTCGAACAATTAATGGCAATTTTGCATTGTATAATAATGTTGCAAGAATTATTAATAAATGTACTGAATTGGGATTTGTTACACTTCCTAATTTAATGTGGCTAAAACAAACTAATTCTCCCAATAAGTTTATGGGAAGTGGCATGTTGCCATGTGGTGCTTATGTAACTTTGGAACATGAATGGATTTTAATTTTAAGAAAAGGAGATAGAAGAAAGTTTTTAACTGATTCCGATAAAGAGTTGCGTTCAAGAAGTGCTTTCTTTTGGGAGGAAAGAAATAAATGGTTCACTAATATATGGAATATTCATGGTGATTCTCAAAAGATAAAAATATCCTGCGGAAGAGAGAGAACAGCATCATTTCCTATGGAAATACCATATCGCTTGATTAACATGTTTTCTGTAATAGGTGATACAGTTCTGGACCCTTTTCTTGGAACTGGAACAACAATGAAAGCAGCCATGTTAACAGGAAGAAATTCTGTCGGATATGAGATAGATAAAACGTTTGAGAACGTAATTAAAAGCAATCTGAGGGACTTTGTTAAGACAGACTTAAATTCTATCATAAAGAATAGAATAGAGTCTCACAAGGCGTTTATTAAGGTTAGACAAGATGCTGGATTAAACGTTAAACATCATAATTCAACTTATGACGTTGGTGTAGTTACCAAGCAAGAAAGTAAAATTAACTTTGGTACCATATTAAATATAGTTGAAGAAAATAGTAATAATTTATTTAGAGTAGATATATGTTACGAATCAAACTTTATGATTTAGAATACGAGATAGAAGATGTGAAACTATCTTATGAAATAATGAAACTGACTGGTAAAGAATATGCTTTATTCGGTGAAACAGAAAGTTACTATTTTGAAAATCATATATTAGATTTAACAGATGATTTATCAGACATTTCGAATAATCTAAAAATGGATGGGGAAAATGTTGCACGCGTAGATTGTAGAAGTATAGATTTTAGTAGTGCAGACAAAATTCTATGTGATGTAATTGAAAAGATTAGGCAACGTGGCAAAATATGCGACGTTTTAACAATATCATCGACGCAAAATGATAAAAAACTATATTTTTATAATTATTTTTTTAGTGATATGATAGAAGATTATCACTTGAACCTATTCAAGTATAAATTTCATTTTGATTACTTTTATTTTAAACAATAAAAAATATGATTTTTAACAAATTAGAAAATGTAACATCGTTTGGTAGTATGAACTATATACCAGATTTTGATAAGATTTTCCCAGAACTTAAAGACCTATCTCGTGATGAACTATATAGAAGATTTTCTAAATCTAACATAGAGTTTTTTATGGTTCATAAAAAGAAAGTACCAGCTCTTTTGCGTTTAACAATGCCGTTGGCTATAATTCTATTATTAATAATGATTATCATGATGCCAATTAATTACTTTGTTACTGGGAGTTTTAGATATGATACCGACAAATATATCAAAGTATGGAACTGGTTTGAAGCAATAGGATTTAAAGTATGAAATATCAAGGTTCTAAAAATCGAACAGCAAGTGAAATTATACCACTTATGACAGGCAATCTAAAGAAAGGAGATTATTTTGTTGACCTGTTTTGCGGTGGTTGTAATTTAATTGATAAAGTTTCTCGTGACTTTATTAGATTATCCAATGATAACAATGAGTTCTTAATTGAGATGTGGAAAGCACTCCAAAATGGATGGGTAGGAGAAACCACAATTGAAAGAGAACTTTATAATAAAGCACGTGATGCATATAATAAACGTGATTACTCAACATTCACTAAAGCAGAATTAGGTTGGATAGGTCACATGGCAAGTTTTAATGGACGTTTCTTTGCTGGTGGCTATAGTGGGCACAATGTACAAGGAAGTAATGGTAAACCAAGAGATTATATTTCGGAATCAATTAGAAATGTAATAAATCAATTACCATCTATTAAAGATGTCGTTTTCTCTTGTGAGGATTATTATAATTTTATTCTTCCTCCAGCTGATAAATGTATCCTGTATTGCGATATTCCCTACAAAGGAGTTAAACAGTACAGTACATCAAAAATATTCGTTTACGAGGCATTCTATCAATGGTGTCGAGAGCGTAGTAAAGATGGGTATAAAGTATTTGTTTCTGAATATAATATGCCAGATGACTTTGTATGTATATGGGAAAAACCACTTCTATGTTCTTTAAATCAAACAATTACAAAGAAACCAATAGAAAAATTATTTACATTATAAAAAATATATAATTATGACAAAATTTTCAACACCAGATGAATTAATTAAGATTTCTGAAAATAGTAAGAAGAATGCAGAGAAAATCGAAAAGATTAACAGCATTTTAAAAGAAACCGCATGTTTTGGAAGAGTATGAGAAAAAATAGTAATTTATCTCTTTATGGTTAATACCATCGGGTGAACTCCAACACCCTCTATCCCATTTGCGAAAGCAT